TTATGACAAATAGCCCTAGCTAATTCAATAAACTGTAACTTCTTCTCCAAAGCAACAATGATTTGTACGTCGTTCAAGTTATATTCGATATACTTCTGAATATCAGCTTTGTACAAATCATCCAAACTGCCTTTATAGGTAATCTTCTCCATACCCACGATCTTTTTACCAATAGCTCCAAGAGCATAACTTGCCTCTTGTTTGATATTGAGCTTCTTGTAAAGAGTCATATAATCCAAATGTGTTACTCCAGCTACAATGACTTTCTTATTCCAGTCATTGACATAAGCAACTTGAATTGGACTCAAACGTTTTGCATTGTTTGGACCAACAATATTTTTCATACGACGAAACAGATATGGCATGTCGAAGTTATCACTGTTCCATCCAGTACTAATAGTTGGTTGAATTTCTTCCCACTTGGTTAGAAAATGCATCAACAAACTATCTTCTTCAGTAAAACTTAGAACTTCTACGTTGTCTTTAGAAAAGTCTTTTAGTTTATATTCTTTATCAAGAATGAATGCGGTATATTTCGATGTTACACTATCATAGATAGCAATAGCTGTGATTTCTTTATCAGCTTCTTCTACATTTGGAAAACCACCTTCAGTACTAACTTCGATATCCAGATAAACAATACGATGACCCTCAGATGGTTCATCACTATCTTCATAAGCATCGATTAAAATACGAGTTTCTGCTGGAACGTCACTTTCAAATAGTGATGGATCTTTTGGATTGAATTTATACACTTTCTCCAATTCATCGCCATAAATACTACGATACATTCCGCCTTCACGTTTGCGATAAGCATATGGACGATAAGGAACGGTTACGTATCTAGAATTTCCGGTTTTACCGTCGTCCCACAGGTGAATAATATTATTTTTTTTATCTACGTATATATTTTGATACATTTTTTACCTCATCTTCCCAGATTCTAATTAAATTATAACCGTGTTTCTTCGCAAGTCTAGTTTTTATTTTGTCGTTTTTATGATTTTTCAACTGAGTTTTATTTAATTCATTTAATTTTTTATTTTTACCGTGCCAATAAACTCCATCAACTTCAATTAAAGTATTAGTAGATGGTATATAAAAATCATATAACTTACCACATAATTCATAATTATATTTATATTCTATATTAGAATCTTTTAAATATTTTTCAACTTCAATTTCAGGTTTTGTCATTTTGTTAAAAATAAAACCAAAATTATCTTTTAATGCGCACTTGTAACAACAATATACACTTTTATTTGAATAAACGGTTTTAAATTTAAAACTACACTTTTTACAAATTTTATCTATTTTTTTAGGATTACCGCCGAACTGTTTGTATCTAAAAGATCCTTCTGTTTTTTGAATAACGGATAGTTTATTTTTATGTTCAGTTGTATGTTTTTTTCCGTAAAAAGGATTATTCGTTCCTTTATTTTTACAAGATCTACAAATGGAATTTAATTTATTTGCATTCCAAAAAGACCTTTTGCTTTTATAAGACTGTTTTACATCACAGATTGGACAATTTTTTATCCACATTTTTCCAATATCGTTGCATTCTTTTTTGCAAAATTTTTGATTTATGTCGAGTGTAATATTTTTTGTCCCGAATTCGTTTTTGTTCTCGCAATTCATTTTCAGTTCTATTAAGTTTTTTTCTTCCCATATAACTATATTAATATATATTGCAACGGAACATAAAACGACTGAATATTTTCTATTATACCTTCAACTTATTCACAAGTCCAGCATAAACTTCACGATGTTCATCTTTGACATATTGAGCACACGATAACAGTCTATTCATCAGAGTTTTATGTTTAATCGTAACAAATAATGATGGTTCCAATTCAACGCCAGCAAGTACTGGAGGGTTAATTTTATTAACACAATACCACAACATGGATAATTCGTCTTCTGTAAGAGATTGTAGATGATCTAATTTCATTTTAATTTAAAACCAAAAATATTTTGACCGTAATTGACAAATAGTGTGTTGTCCAATTTAGACTTAAGCACATTTAATTCTTTAGAATGTACTTCTTTTTCCTCATCTTCTACTTCTTTAACACTAAAACTATTACCCAACTTGGTAACACTGGCTTCTCTAGCATTCATGACAACCTGTGGGGTAACTACCAAATAGTCTCCAGATTTTAATTCTTTCTTCTTCTTTGATTTGTTATCCAACGCTGTTACTGTACCACTAACTACATACAAGTGTGTAAATTTTTCGTTAGATTTAACAAAGAATGTAGATTGGCCAAACGCTACACTACACAGTGAAGTAAGTAGAGTATTTACATTGGTGCTCTCACTGACACAATACAACTCCCCATTTACAGTAAAGTTAAACATTGCATCTTTGACTTTAACCACTTCAGGTAATTTAAAATCATTTACATACTCAGTACTTGTTTGATTGAAGTATGTAGATGTGTTTTCTTTATGAAACACTGCAATACGATATGGTACTATATATGATACACTGGAGTTTGTGGTATTGATATTGAGACTGTTAGTTATAGTATAGGTTTTACCAACCGCAGTAGGCAATATGTTTAGTTTGTTATTAATTACCTCGGTTAATTCTACTTGTCCATTTGTATCATAAACAAAAAGATCATTAGCGTGTAGATTAAGTACTGTCAATAGAATAGTTAGAAATTTCTTCATATACAATATATAGTTTTTATAGATTGACTTTTATTAATTATACATTAAGATGATAGAATGTCAATTGAAGAAATTAAAGAAATAAAAAAGAAACGAGTCAGCTTTAGCCAATATTCTACATTTTTGAAATGCCCACATAAATGGTATTTGGATTATGTTAAAAATCTACGAGTTAAAGATGATAACATCAATACCACGTTTGGAACAGCAATTCATCATGCATTTCAAACATACCTTACCTCTCTCTATAAAGAAGGCGTAAGTGTTGCTGATTCTTTGGATGTAAAGAAGTTGTTTCTTGATAAATTCAACGAAGAAATCAAAAAAGTAAAAGATGTAAAAGAAGAGGAATTTACCGACTTCATTTTTGATGGAAATGACATTATCGACACTTTCTGTAAATCGGCCAATAGATTGAAATATTTCCCAACCAAAGACTATGAATTGGTAGGCATCGAAATCCCATTGGAAATTCCAATTAAGAATAACGTAGAATTTGTTGGGTTTATTGATATCGTTCTAAAAGAAAGAAATAAAGAATATTATCGTATCATCGACTTCAAGACATCTAGTAGTGGATGGAACAGTTATATGAAAGAAGATGTAAGTAAACTTGCACAATTACATCTATACAAGAGCGTTTATAGTAAAAAGTTTAATGTTCCTCTCAATAATATTGAAGTTGAGTTCTTTATTGTTAAAAGAAAACTATACGAAAAGGCATCTTTCCCCCAAAGCAGAATTCAAATATTTAAACCAGCAGCTGGTCCGGTTATTATCAAAGAATCGATCAAGTCATTTGTTGAGTTTCTTGATTATGGATTTACTCCGGATGGAAGTTATAATGAGTCAAATCAATATATAAAAGTGCCAGGTAATGGTAAAAAGAACTGCAAGTATTGTACTCATTATAAAAAAACATGTGATGGCAAAGCTACTAAATTATAATTAATATCTCACATATGTATATATCTATATATGTACATATGTTATGGATCAATTTGTTACAACAGTAAAACTTAATCAAGAATTATATAATCAGTTTAAAGAACTGAATATAAGAGGTAAGATATCTTTTCAAGACTTTGCAAATAAGTGTTTAGAAAAATATCTATCTGATATTAAATTTCAATCTGAAATTAGTGAAAGTATCGTTCAAAAGTTAAGTTTTAATGCTCCATTTTCATTATCAAAGGAATCTAAATGAAAAAGAAAAAGATATTATTATTAAGTGATGATCTAAGAATGCATAGTGGTGTAGCTACAATGAGTCGAGAACTCGTATTAGGCACTCTTCATCATTATGATTGGGTTCAAATTGCTGGTGCTATTAAACACCCAGAAGCAGGTAAAGTTGTAGACATGAAAGACGCATGCGATAAACTCAATGGTAGAAATGATAACTATCTGAGATTATATCCTGTCGATGGTTATGGAGATGAAGAAATTCTTTATCAGATCATGGCTATAGAAAAACCCGACGCAATTATGCACTTCACAGATCCTCGTTTCTGGGGATGGTTGTATAACATCGAACATCAAATCCGAAGCAAGATTCCTCTAACATATCTTGATATTTGGGATGATCTACCATATCCAATGTGGAATAAACCATTCTACAAGAGTTGTGATGCTTTGTTTGCTATTAGTAAACAAACGGATAATATCAATAAATGGGTACTTGGACCAGAAAACTGTACCAGTATCTATGGAGACTTTGACACTAACGGAAATTTAATTAAGGAGAACATTTAATATGCCAGTAAAAGGAAAACATCTATTACACTATGTACCTCACGGTATTAATAACAATGAATTTAAACCATTACCAAAAGGTGATTCTTCAGTTAATAAGTTAAAGAAAAATCTATTGGGAGATGGGGAATATAATTTTATTGTAGCATTTAACAGCAGAAATGCACATCGTAAACATCCAGCCAATTTAATCATGGCATTTAAATCATTCTGTTCTTCTATTGATCAAGAACAAGCTAAGAAATGTGCATTGATTATGCATACAGATAAAGTATGTGAAGCAGGGACAGATCTAGTAGCTACTGTACAAGCTATTTGTCCAGAATACAAAGTAGTATTGGACGAATCTCGTAGAAGTCCAGAAGAAATGGTATCATTCTATAATTTAGCTGATGTGGTTGCGAATGTCAGTTCTAATGAAGGTTTTGGTTTGAGTATTGCTGAAGCTATTATGTGCGGCACTCCAGTTATTGCTACAGTTACAGGTGGTTTACAAGATCAACTAGGAATCGTTACAGATGAAGGAAAACCCGTTGAATTTAATCTGGAATTTGGTACTAATAGTACAGGTCGTTATAAGAAACATGGTGTATGGGCTAAACCAATCTGGACCAAAGTTCAAAATCTACAAGGAAGTCCTCCCACTCCATATATCATGGATGATCTAACCAACTATACAGATATTGCAGATGCTATTGCTTATTGGTACTTAGTTGGCAGTGAAAAACGCGAACAATACGGATTAGAAGGTCGTAGATGGGCAATGAATGAAGGCGGTATTAATAGTTTAAACATGTGTGATCAATTTATTAAAGCAATGGATTACACACTAACTAATTTTACCCCAGTTAAACCATTTGACATCTTCACCGAAGTTGGTTATGATATTAAATCATTACCTAATGATAAGTTAGGGTTTGATTTGCATACTGTAAATCTAGAAGCTATTAAACAAACGATTCAATGAAGATTCAAGTATTAAAAAACGAAGATTATCAAGATGTAGAAAATCTACCAAAGAAAGGTACTGATCGTGCTACTGGTTTCGATGTAGTTGTTACGAGTGATCCAGAGATTGTTGGTGAACTATATGAGAATGGTACATACAATCGTATTGACTATATTCAATATAAAACCAATCTTAAACTAGCTGTACAAAAAGAACGAGAGTTTAGTAGTTTTGGTTATACTGATTTGGATTATGATATTCTAGCATTTCCTCGTAGTAGTGTTAGTAAATACAATTTGGTACTAGCTAATAGTATTGGACTGATTGATGCTGATTATCGTGGCGAAGTATTGCTTCGTTTTAAGTATATTTGGCAACCAGAAGATTATAATCTATACCCACATCTATCCAATGATGGTTCTCCATTATACACGTATGTATCGGGTAAACCAAATATTGAAAAACTTTATAAAAAAGGTGATAAAGTATGTCAACTCAAGGTAACAAAAGTTGAAAATGTAAAATTTGAATTGGTAAATGAACTAGATTCTACAAATCGAGGCGAAGGTGGATTTGGTAGTACCGATATTAAAAAAGGAGAAAAAGCAGAAGTAGCTCAAGTTCAAATGAGTCATATGGAAGCATTATACAATAGTTTAGGGGGAGTACCCACACCAACAAAAAAATATACACAATTAGTACAAGAAAGAGATACAAAACAATTTAATCAATAATATGAGCAAACCACTATGTTTAATTTCAGGTCCGGTATTTAACCGCAGCGGATATGGCGATTGGGCTACAGCAGTAGCAAAAAGCGTCATTCGTTATGATAAATACGATGTTAAAATTGCACCAGCTAGATGGGGTAATTGTCAAAGCAAACGATTTCTAGAAGAGTTGACTGATCCAGAAGACAGAACACTAGCCTCAAAAATCATCAATGGCGCGTTGGATAAACAGCCTGATATATTTATTCAACTAACCATTCCAGAAGAATTTCAGCCGGTTGGTAAATACAATATTGGTATGACAGCTGGTATTGAAACAACAATTCCACCTGGTAGCTGGGTAGAAGGTGTAAATAGAATGAATCTTACGATTGGGTTATCTAATCACGTGAAGAAAACATTCAACGAAATCAAATTAGCAAAACAACTTGAAAATGGTCAACAAGTTCCGGTCCAAGTTGAAAAGCCAATTGAAGTTTGTTTCTGGGGAGCAGATACTAATGTATTTAAGAAAACAGATGAAAAACTTGAATCTGTAGAAAGCGCTCTATCGAATATCAAAGAATCATCAGCATTTCTATTTATCGGTCAATGGACTCATGGTGGGTTATATAATGATCGTAAAGACATTGGCAATTTAATAAAAACGTTTTGTAATGCGTTTAAGAATCAATCTCAAAATGATCGACCATGTTTGATTATAAAGAGCGGCGGAGCATCATACTCAACCGTAGATAGATTTGAAACTCTATCTAAGATTAAAAAAGTACGTGAAGAAATTGGTGAAAATGCTCCTAATGTATATTTGTTACACGGGGAATTAACCGAGCCAGAAATGAATGCATTATTGAATCATGAAAAAGTCATTGCGCACATTTCATTTACACATGGTGAAGGTTATGGACATCCTCTTCTACTAGCTACACTAAGTGGCAAACCTCTTTTGGTATCTAATTGGAGCGGACATTTAGACTATCTAAATCCAAGTTTAGCTAATCTATTGCCTGGAAATTTGGTAGAAGTAGATAAAAAATCAGTTAATCAATGGATTATTAAAGAGAGTAAGTGGTTTAAAGTTTCATATTCACTCGCTGAAGATAGAATGAAACAAGTGTATTTTGCTCGTAAGAGTGATAAGTTTACAAAAAATGCAGAATTACTACGTAAAGAAAACACAGAAAAATTCAGTATGACTGAGATGGACAAAAAATTGTGGTCAATTTTAGAACAATATGTTCCTCAGTTTGCCGTAGAAAATCAATTCGTATTACCTAAATTAAAACCAGTTAATACCAACCAAACATTTGAAACCAAATTATCATTGCCAAAATTGAAAGTGAGTTAATATGTTTTTGTCATACTTAGTAACAAGTCACAACGAGACAGATAGTTTAGAAAATTTACTGTCTAAGTTGTCTAATTACAAAAAGCATAACCATGAAATTGTTCTTCTTGATGATTATTCGGATAATCCAACCACTGTTGAAATTATACAAAAGTTTAAAAACTCGGTAAATTTCCAACAACACAAACTAGATAAAAACTATGGCGCACACAAAAACTATGGGATCGGTTTGTGTAAAGGTGACTGGATATTTCAATTAGATGGCGATGAATTGCCTACAGATATATTGATTGAAAATATAGATGCTATATTACAATCAAATGAAAACAATGAAGTAATTTGGCTACCAAGACTAAATTACTTTCTCGGTGTGACAAATGAAGACGTACAAGCGTGGGGTTGGAGGTTATATGATGGTATGATTAATTTTCCAGACTATCAATCCAGATTATATCGTAATAAATCACACATTCGTTACGAGCGTAGATTACACGAAAAAGTAGAGGGATATAAATCATATGTATTTATTCCTCCACAAAAAGACATTGCTATTATTCACGAAAAGACTATAGAAAAACAGAGACAGACAAATTTAAACTATAATAAAATGTTTACTCAGGAAGAAAACCAAGGATATTCCGTTAAATAATATGACTATCGACGAACTTTTAAAAAATATACCTGACAAATTCCAGCATAAAACTACTACAAGCCATAAGTTTAAACGTGAATTGTTTGAATTCTTTAATAAAGAAGAATTCAAAAATAAAACATGTCTAGAAATTGGAAGTAATATTGGATATACAACAAAAATTCTAAGTTATCTTTTTAAAGAAGTAGTAGGATTTAATTTAGAAAGCGTTGAGTTGGCACAAAATTTTAATAGTGATAGACCAAATGTTAGATTTTACGCACAAGACGTATATAATACAACATTGCCATTGGACTATGGAGATGTTTTTTTAATTGATGCCGAACACACATATGATGCGGTTATCAATGATACAATTCGATCATTACAATTTAAGTCGAACGACAAAAAGTACTTTATTTATGATGACTACGGGGCATTTCCAGAAATAAAACAAGCAATTAATGATCTAATCACATACGAAAAGATTAAAGTAGTCCGGTATATTGGTCACCCACCAGCATCTACTTTTACCCGTCAATTATTTGATTATGAAGGACTTATTTGTATAGAAGTATAAAATCGTCTTAATGTAAAAGATTTTAAGATAAATTAAATGATTAAAATAAAAATATATGAACTTGATAAACATCGAAATGAAACTACATTTCGACCTCTTCTATTTGCAAGACATATATTCAAAGAAATTGGTATAGAATTTGTAACAGATGGTCCGGCGGATTTCGCTTTTGTCGGACATGCAAGTTTCGTCAATAAAAAATTGTCTTTATCAGAATCAGTATCATCTGGTTTGAAATTTTTAGAAACTGTCAAGGAACCATATTTTCTATTTGATGGTCAAGATGCTGCTACATTGATAGGTTCCTATGAAGTATTTGAACAGTCAAAAGCGATTTATTTATTAAAACCAACATTATATACAAATAGAAGTGAATATATTAATAAATACGCTAATGGTCGTTTGTACTGGGGTGTAGGCGAATATAGTATACCTAATTTAGATATCATGGATAGAATCAAACTATCTGGATTTAATTGGTTATCTACTATACAACCGCAGTGGTTAAATTACAATAACAATAAACATTTTGATGTATCTGCTATGTTCATGTATCCACATAAAGATGTATTTGAACATGGGTTGAATCAAGCAATCTATTATAATAGATTTAGACAAAATGTATTTGATAATTTGTCTGACAAATTTAATGTTACTAAATTGGAAAATGGAATTCGAATACCTATTGATGAATATTATAATAGAATGTCAAATTCTAAAATCATATTAGCGCCATTTGGATTTGGAGAAATAGCACCCAGAGATTTAGAAGCCACGATGTTTGGATCTGTTTTAATAAAGCCTGACATGTCTCATTTGGAAACTGTTCCCAACTTGTATGTTCCATACGAAACCTATGTGCCATGTAAACATGATTTTTCAGATCTCAACGAAAAGATAGATTATGTTATTTCAGACTTCAATAACTTACAATCATTTTATGTAGAAAATATGAGACGTAAATATATGGAAGTATACGATTTATATAAATTAGTTCTACATTACTACGATCTATTTAAAAATATGAAAGGCATCACAGTTGAATGAAAATCGGAATATGTGTAGCAATGCATTGGTCTGATGAACTAAGACCCAATGGCGATGAATTTATAAAAAAGTTAGTAAATTCTATTAATGAATTTGTTAAATATGATAAAACCATTTATGTAATTGATAATGGAAGTCAACATCAATCGAATATAATGGGATATTCAAATGTTAAATATTACAAAATAAATGATCAAACGGTTGAAGGTATAACAGGCGCCTGGAATCAAGGAATATATAACGCTATAACAGATGAATGTGATATTATAGTGAATACGAATGATGATCTCGTTTTTAATCACACTGTAAATAAATTCATAAATTATATAGAACGTGATCCAGAAAGTGTGAATATTATATATGGACCTTTAACAAACGGAGTATTAGTAAATACACAGTATGGTACCAGTCCCAGAGAAGGTATCCAATTAACCAACAATATGGGAGGATTTATGTTTGCATTTACCAAAGAACACTATCATAAATTCAAGTTTAATGACTACTGTTATTTTAATAAAAATAATAAACATAATGGTGGAGATGGCGTATGGGGTGGCCAAGAAGGACAATTTATTGAAAATTGTGAAAAAGGAGCCATATGCAAAATTGTCAATTTCTGTTGGATTGATCATAATAAACAAAGAGGCTGGAAAAAAGCGAAAAAACTTCTGTCAAAAAAATGAAAATATTAGTAATCAATCCGTGTAAAAAAGAAGATTATTTGGCGACATCTATAATAGAAGGATTAAAGAAAACAAAACATGAAATTTATTATACAGATGAAGGTAACGGCGCAGATAATATAATCAGCGACGATGAATTTATCTATCATTCAAAAAACTGTGATTATATATTTGCGATTTGGGGTAAATCCAAATTTAACGGAATTAAAGAACCAAAGTTTTATTTGATTGATAAAGTAAATGGTTGGAATAAAACGATTTACATCGATGGCAGTGAGTATAATTACACAGGATTTCGTGGAAAAACAAATGAACAACTAGATCCAACTTTTAAATCAAAATCAAGATATTACTTTAAAAGAGAATGTTTGAAAGAACATGTTGATCAAGGAATAATACCACTTCCATTTGCAACATTAGATTCATATTTTAATAATAATTTTTACAATAAAGAAATAGACGTATTTTGTTCATATGGTCAATTAGAAACAGGTCTAAGAAAACAATCTGTAGAAGTATGCAATCAACTCAAATCTCTTAATTTTAATATAAAAACTGAGAATGTTAGTGATTACTTTACCACGATTAAAAAATCATTTATTAGTGTTGATGCGTTTGGAGGAGGAGAATGCAATGCCAGAATGTGGCAAATAATGGCAAATAAATCCTGCTTGTTTGCTCAAAAATACAATATCATATTACCCAATTTAGAAGACGGAGTACATTATGTTTCGTGGGATTCAACAGACGAATTAAAAAACAAGCTTGTTTATTATCTAAATAACAAAAATAAATTGTATGATATTATAGAAAATTCTTATCAAAACATAATAAAACATCATACATCCGAAAGTAGAGTGGAATACATATTTAACAAAATACTATGAAACCTATAAAAAATCTTAATACTTCAGATAATGGCAATCACAAATTCGAAATATTTCCTAAATCTGATGATTTTGATGAAATTAATATTCATGTTTTAAATGATGTTGTTTTTACAGGATCATCTCTATATTATCCAAATTTAGTATTATATTCAAAATTAGATAATACATTTTATCAACCACTTGAAGAGTCAACGATGTCTTTACGAAACATTAATAGTACGGATAAAATAGATTATAAAGTGGGAAATACATCTGAGACGTATAACGATCCCGTTTTTTACTTCATTTATAATACGGATAATTATTATCACTTTATATACGACACATTACCATATCTGATTTCATATAAAAAATTAAAAAGCATAACTAAAAATCTTAAACTTTTAATGTATTATTCTCACGGCGATAAATTTTATAAATTTGTAACCGAATTTCTTGAGATATTGAAAATCGATTCATCGGATATAGTTATATTAAATAAAGACACCGTATATTCTCATGTTTATATATCATCGACTTATACATACGGACCCGATCCAAAACAACAACCTAGAGAAGAAATCTACGATTTATATAAAGAAATTGTAGAAAATGTAAAAGAGTTAAAGATCGAAAAACAATTTCCAAAGAAATTTTACATATCAAGAAGAACGTGGATTCATAACGACTTTTCAAATATAGGTACAAATTATACGACCAGAAGAAAGTGTGAAAATGAAAATGAACTGGTTGATTTGTTAAAATCACAAGGATATGAGGAGATATTCACAGAAAAATTATCCACTGTCGATAAAATATTGTTATTTAATAATGCGGAATCAATTGTAGGCGCAATTGGAGGTGGAATTGTTAATGTATTGTTTAGTAAACCACTGTGTAAATTGATAACATTAGTATCACCCACATTTTTGGATGTAAATTATAGATTTACTTACAGCTTGAACAAAGTAAATACTTATTACTTTCTGGACACAAAACACACGGAATCAAATGAGTTTAAACAATTTATGCGAGTACAATCAGAAAATGTGGTTGGAGAAATAGAAGAAGTTTTGAATGACGACGTATTAGTTAAATACTCCGATGAAAAAATAACAGGATGGAATGCGAGTATAACATACAAAACCATATTATTGAAAAAAGAAAAATGTAAAAAATTAGATAATGGATTAAATTGTAGTTGGAGTCTAAATTTAGAAACATTAAAAAATATAATATAATGAAAGCCGCTTTATTAATATCTGGATATTTACGAACTATTAAGTTAAATCTACCTAATATTAAAAAGTTTATTATTGACAATTTCAAATCAACAGACGTTTATATCCACATAACAAAAAATGAATCTTTAGAAGATAAGTATTTAAATCCCAACGATTTGTCTGATATTATAAAATCCATAGAATCCGAATTGTCACCAAAAGTTATATTAGAAGAAAATAATTTAATATTTTCGAACAATTCAAAAGAAAATTGCTTGTATAATACATGGTTTAAATTTTATAAACTCAATTTTATTAAAAAATTAAACGAAGAATTACACGGAAAATATGACATTGTAATCAAAATAAGACCAGATGTAAATCTTCAACTCATAAATTTCGATTGTGATTTAGATAAAATCCATATACCAAAAAATACGGTTTTAGATAAAACCAAACTACAAAGTATAAATGACCCATATTTGTGCGATATAATAGCCTATGGGTCATCGGAGTTAATGGACAAATATTTTGATTTATATAAAAATTTAAACGATTTAGTTAAGTTACATGGCTTTGTCTCTGAAACAGTATTATTTTACCATTTGAACGAAAATAAACTGGATTACGTAGAGGATGATATAGAATACGAAGTAATATTATCTATGTGTAATGTATTTGCTATATGTGGTGACTCTGGTTCTGGAAAAACTACACTCGGAAATTTACTTAAAAAATACTTTTCAAATTCAATTTTATTAGAATGTGACAGATACCATAAATGGGAAAGACACAGTGAAAACTGGAAAACATATACACATTTGAATCCTGATGCAAATTTCGTATCTAAAATGCAAGAGGATGTTTTTAATCTAAAAATAGGTAATTCTATATTTCAAGTGGATTATGATCATAACACAGGCAAATTTAAACAACCAGAAAAAATAGAAAATGCAGATAATATTATAGTGTGTGGATTGCACAGTTTATATGGAGATGCTGGTCATATATATAATTTCTCAATATATATGGATCCCGATGAATCTCTAAAAACAAAGTGGAAATTAGAAAGAGATGTGAAAACAAGAGGATATACAGAAGAGAAAGTAATTAAACAAATATCTGATAGAAAAAACGACTATAAAAAATATATAGCTCCACAAAAAGATAATTCAGATATAGTTGTAAACTTTTTTGAAAAAGAAGATATGTCATTGGGTCTTAATATTCTCATTAACAAAAAACACTCAGTTGAAAATATACTTTCATCTTTTTCAAAGTACAACATTCCATATGAATTTAAAACAAATGAAAAATTTAAGATTATATCGTTCAATAGATACGTATACTGTGAACGATGGAATTTTGGAATCCCTGAAGAAAATTATGTAAAATATTACAATTATATATTTTACATAATACTTAATTTAAAATCACAATGTTAATATGAATGTTTACAATAGAATCAAAACGTCACTGAGAAACGAACTAGTATCCAAAAACTCAGACTTTTTACGAGATAAATTATTTTTAGAATTCGGCGTACATAAAGGTGAATCTTTTCTAGAGTTTTATAATTTGTATAAAAACTACAATCTTGATAGAAATTTTTTTGGGTTTGATTCATTCGTTGGGTTGCCTGTCGAAAAAAATGATTTACATTCACCTTGGAAGACTGGAAAATTTTCATGTAATGGAAATATTAATCCCGAACTTCTTAACAAAAAAGATGCCTATATCATTGATGGGTGGTTTTCTGAAACACTAACCGATTCTTTAGTAACAAAATTCGATAATAAAAAAATAGGAATTTTACATATGGATTGTGATATATACACATCCACATTGGAGGTTTGGGAATTTGTTTTAAAAAACAATTTATTGTGTAATGGATCGATCATAATATATGACGATTGGGGTTCATTTTTGATGAATAACAAAAGTGAATATGAAAATGGACAAAGTAAAGCCCATCGTGATATACAAGAGAAATATAATATTAAATTTGAATTAGTAAATAAAATGATTCTAGATCCATCGTTTTATATTATTTCAATTTTTAAATATATAAATCACTAACGTGTATATGTATAAAAAAATAATATTAATACCTCCAGCTTATGCATATGGAGACTGTCTATCAGTAATAAGTTTACTTTACTACCTACTTAATTATTATGAGTCTGTCTATTTTAATATAGACGAAGGAAACTTTCTCAGATATTATTCGGAATATTTCTCCAATGATCCTTTATACAACGTAAGAATTTTTATTAATACTACAAAAAGATCATTGGGTTATATTAACGAAGGTCAAATAGGTGAATATCATGTTTGTGACACAAGACTGATGCCAAACAGATATATATCTAATCCAAAAATCACTCACTATTTTGACTATAGAAACCCGTTATATAATCATTTTGATATACATGAATCTTTAACAACTAAACCCAACTCTGTATTTCCAAATGAAAATGTGGATATAAATCACGTTATATATTATAAATTGTTAGGATTAAATAATAAAGTTAGAATGGATTATTTTCACTACAGTAGAAATATAGAAAAAGAAAAATTATTAAAAAAACAATTATTTGAAAAATTCAATATACCGGAAGATTCAAAATATAACATAATAAACGATCCAATAACAGCTTGGAAATATACATCCAATAATAAAATCAAAAATTTTATAAAAAATAAATATCCAATTATAAACATAAGCGATCAATCCCCATGCGTTGGATTATTAATTCATTTACTGGAGGGAGCAGAGGAAATTCATTTTATAGAAAATAACAACGTTAACTTTTTTTATCACGCTCAGTATAAAAATATATTTAATTATAACAAAAACATATATTTCCACATTTGGTTGCGCAATAGAGATTGGAAATGGGCAAAGAATGTTAATTTTGATTCCGCGTGGAAAATGATGGCAGATCCAATATTAGAAAATTGGAAATTTATAATTGAAGAATCCGATCTTAAAAAATATTTTTAATTATGAATGAGTTAACATATGTGGTTTATTCACACACAGATTATTTAGATATACTTTCTGTACAGACACAAGCGTTAGAGTACACGGATAAAATTTTACTGATAAACAAATCTGACAAAAATTTAGATCATTTATATTGTAAATATAATCAAGTTATTTTTTATGACGATTCGCTGCCTTATGCAAGCAGAGTTCTATCATTGAAATGTTTAAAAAACGAATATATTCTTTTTATCCATGACATCGACATAGTTGTTAAAAAAGACGACTCATATATCAGTCATGTAAAAAACTATATGACCGAACATTCAATCGATAGGATAGACTTACAATGTAGACATAGTTGGGATCTATATAATAAAGACAGATTATCAATTGAATTTAATGATTTAAAGGTTGAATTACGAGCGCAGAGAAATATAAACAATTACATATACAATGTAAACCCTTCTATCTGGAAATTGAGTGTATTATTGGAAATAATGGAGAATTTTAAAAATGAGACATATAGAACGATTGAAAATGAATCTGTGATGAAACACTGTCTTAAATATAAAATTTATAAACTTTACTCTGATAATCCTATAAAATGTGGATGGTTTAGTTGTTTGTCTTTTTTTCAATTTATTCATATCACTCACAAAGGAAAACTATTACCCAGGTCAAATAATGGATTGGATACAAAACTCATACCAGAATATAATAAAATAATAGAGTCATTGACTTTAAATAATACAAACAAAAAATTTTATGACGGCGTAGTTGGGTGATATGTATTTTTAATGAAACAAGGTCTTTTATTTTTTTATCAATCATGGACTGATTTAGTAAATCACTTATCCATGATCGATTATTATTTATCAAAATACGATCATATAACAGTAATACTAAGGCCCGAAGCAAAACCAATTTTTGAATTTTATTTAAAAAATAAAAAAAATATAACTAAAATTTACGATCCTCTGGCGACAACCAAGGTGTCAAAAGATTTTTACAATAAATTCGACCCAGACATTTACGATTATTTATTGCATGGTAAGTTGGACGCAAATAGAAACGACCAATATAAAAACGCATTTATGTCTTCGTCGCCCGCCATTCATTTTAATAAAAAATATTATATTTGTTATGGTATAGATTATATTAATAAAATTAACTTTTTCAATATTGAACGTGATGTTATTAATGAGAATATATTTTACGAAAAGTTTATTGCGGAACACGGATCCGATTATGTATTATACCATGATAACCACTTAGGAGATTCAGCTATAAATTTTGAAAAACATGAATCTACAAAGTATATAGACTTAAACGGAAAAGCTTTGGATATGTTTAATATGATAAAAATTTTAGAACATGCCAAAGAGATGCATTTTGTAGATTCTGTATGGGCATCGTTTTGTTATATATTAGACGCGCGATATGGAATATTTAAAAATATAAAAATATATATTTACCCATTTATACGAAAAGAAAGATGGGGTGGTTTGCTCAAAGATACTTATTACAAACATGAGTTGAAATTAGAACCCGTGTTATTAGACAATTGGACTATTGTTGTCTGATTAAAATAATCTAAACTTGTTATGCAAAATTCAAATGACGATTTATTAATACTTGGATCGTGTCTTAAAAATTATGTTGTTGGCGCAGAGGGAAATGTTTCTGAAAAACTTGATGATGGATTTGTAATAAAGGCGAGTGGTACTACATTAAAACATTTATCGTCTGACGATTTAGTTAAATGTGATTTTAATGGTAAACAGTTAAACAACTTTAACAAAAAACCAAGCATAGAAACTGGATTCCATTCATTTCTCTTACAAAAACCAAGAGTTAATTTCGTAGCACATACACACCCAACAAATACTCTCAAGATTTTATGTAGTAATTCAGAATTAATATCAGAGTTTGCTAATAAAAGAATGTTTCCAGATCAAGTCGTTTTTAACGGAGAAAAATCATGCATTGTGCCATATGCACATCCAGGCATAGAACTTTGTAAAAACGTAGAAACATCAGTTGAAGAATTTATACAAGATAATGGATATTTGCCAAAGTTGATTCTTTTAGTTAATCACGGCATAATCTGTGTAGGATCTTCAACCAAGGAATGTTTAATTGCTACTGAAATGTGTGAAAAGTCCGCTGAGATATTTGTTGGATCAAAATCACTTGGACAATGCACATTTATTTCAAATGATAAAGTTGAACAAGTAAAAACGGACAGAAACGAAATTTATAGAAATAATTTATGGGCAAAATAATTTACGTTGATATTGACGAAACAATTTGTACTACTTCTGAAGATAGAAATTATGCAAATTCTACTCCAATAAAAGAAAACATAGAAAAGATAAACAAGTTATATGAAGAAGGCAATACTATTGTGTACTGGACAGCGAGAGGAAGTCGAAAACAAATAAATTGGTATGTTTTGACCAAACATCAATTAGATTCGTGGGGAGCAAAATATAATGAGTTACGAGTTGATAAACCGTATTATGATTTATTCATAGATGATAAAACAATACCAATTGAAAAGTTATGAAAATTATATCACACCGTGGAAATTTAAAAGGAATTGTACCAAATAAAGAAAATAGGCCATCTTATATTGATTCAGCTATAGGAAGTGGATATGAAGTTGAAGTAGATATACGATATATAAACGGAGAGTTTTGGCTCGGACACGATACACCCGATTATAAAATTGATAAAATGTGGATTATAAATAGAATAAACGATATTTGGTATCATTGTAAAAACTTAGACGCAGCTATTGAATTAAAAAAATTAAATCGTGATATAAAGTATTTTTGTCATTCGCAGGACTCATATATTATAACAAGCACAAATCATTTTTGGGTACACGATTTGAGTCTTAAATTAGATGAAAACTGTATCATTCCTCTTTTAGACGAGGAATCAGTATTAAAGTTTAATGATAAGATTGTCTACGCTGTATGTACCGATTATGTAGATTTGTGTAAATTTTCTCTTAAGAATAAAGGTTTATATTAAAATGAAAGACAATATTCAACTTATCATCCCAATGTCAGGAATTGGCAAACGATTCATTGAGGCTGGATACAAAGACCCAAAACCACTAATTGAAGTAGATGGACACCCTATTATTAAACACGTAGTCGATCTATTCCCAGGAGTTACTGATATAACATTCATTTGTAATGAACCACATCTAAGAGAAACTAATATGAGATCCGTATTAGAATCAATTGTGCCAAATTGTAAAATCTACTCTATTCCTAATCACAAAAAAGGTCCTGTTTACACAGTATCACAGATCTTTGATCATATCGATGACTCCAAAGAAACAATAATAACCTATTGTGATTATGGTACAGTATGGAATTTTGATAAATTCTTAGAAGAAATTCACATCGGCAATTTTGACGGCTCAATTCCGTGTTACACAGGATTCCATCCACATATGTTAGGAAGCGATAACTATGCTTTCTGTAAAGAAGAGAATAAAGTATTGGTTCAAATCAAAGAAAAAGAGCCGTTTACCAACAATAAAATGAATGAATATGCTTCAAATGGAACATATTACTTTAAAAGTGGTAACTTGGTAAAAAAATACTTTAAACAATTGTTGGAATCTGGAAATGATCTAAAAGGTGAGTTTTATATAAGTTTAGTATATAATCTATTGGTTAAAGATGGATTGCGTACAAATATATTTGAAATCGATAAAATGTTGCAATGGGGAACTCCATACGATTTGGAGATATATAAATCATGGTCATCTTATTTTAAAAAACTTAAAACCAATAAATTAGAGATTATTAACCAACCAAATACTACCCTAGTACTTCCGATGGCTGGCAGAGGAAGTAGGTTTTCAATGGAAGGTTTTAAATTACCAAAGCCTCTTATAGACGTAGATGGGTTACCAATGGTTGTGCAAGCAGTTGATTGCCTACCAAGTTGTGACAATAATACGTTTGTGTGTTTAAAAGAACACGTGGATGAGTTTAAATTAGACACTACACTTAAACAACATTATAAAAACACATCTGTTTTATCAATAGATAAAACTACCGAAGGACAAGCATGCACATGTGAATTAGCTATTAATCACTTCAATATTGAATTAGAAAACCCAATTTTAATTTCAGCGTGTGACAATGGTGTTTATTACGATTCAAACGAATATCAACGATTAATCGATGATCCAACAGTTGATGTAATTGTATGGTCATTTAGAAACAATCAAACGAGTAAAGTTAATCCTAATATGTATTCTTGGTTGGATGTCGATGAAAACAATAACATCAAACACGTTTCGTGTAAAAAGTTTATCTACGATAATCCTTTACAAACCCATGCTATCATTGGTACAATGTTTTTTAGAAAAGCCAAGTATTTTATCGACGGATTAAAAGAGAACTATGATTCTAATATAAGAACTAATGGTGAATTTTATGTCGATGATGTTATTAATCAAAATATCAAACACGGATTAAATGTAAAAGTATTTGAAGTAGAACATTATATTTGCTGGGGTACCCCAAGTGATTATAAAACCTACAACTATTGGAAAGAGTATTTTATAAAATGAAAAACGTATTGTTTTGGTGTGGAGTAAAAGGTAGTGATGTCGTAAAAGAAAAGTATCGTTATGACGATTTTTCTTGGATGGAATATAGCAAAAAATCTTGGCAATATTGGTGTGAGAAAAACGATGTTATTTTTGTACACTATGATGTTACTACCTATGATGACCAACTCAAATACAAAATCAATTGGCAACGTTGGTTAGATATTTTCGATTTTGTAAAAAACAAAGTAGGAGATTTTGATCAAATATTAGCAGTTGATGCATCTATCATGGTAAAATGGAATGCTCCTAATTTCTTCGATGAATCCGAAAGTAAGTTATGTGGAATATTGGGAAACGAAAATATGAAGTGGGTATACGAAAGTATAAACGGATATAAAGATCTTTTTAACGGATTCGAATTTGATTACACCAAACATTTTCTAGCTGGTTTTGTTTTATTTAATAAAAATCATAAACCGATGTTTGATGATTTGAAAAAGTTCTACTTTGATAACCACGAATCTATATTAAATCACGAAGACAAATTGGTAAAACGTGGTCGAGATCAACCAGTCCTAAACTACTTTATACAAATAAATAAAATAGATACAAAAGTGTTTCCTATATCTCACGGCGTAAATCACTTGTGGAGACGTAACTTATTAACTGGAAATTCTCATACAAATGATAAAACACCATTCTTTATCAAATATTTAAACGTTTGGATATTTTCTGGATTCTCTGATAGAGGAGCCACTCGTACCCAATTAATGAAACAAACATGGGACTTAGTAAAACAAAACTATGAATAATTTCGTTATTCTATATCAATCCGGAAAACAACTAAATCAGTTGTCATATGACTCTTGGAAAAAGTATTGTGAATTACACAGTTTAAAATTGATCTGTTTAACCGATATTGTTAATCCAACATTCGATAGAATAAATCAAATTTTCTATATATTCAAATTATTGAAAAATAGTGATGTGAGTTTCGACAACATCTGTTTAGTACGAGACACAACGCTTGTAAATAAGAACACAGAGAATATTTTTGATTTAAGCGACAATAAACTCACATTTGCAGAATGGGATTCTGATTTTAGTTACTTGTTAACCAATATAGAATTATATCAAGAGCACGTGTTTAATAATAAAAAAGTAGACTTTTCGAGATTCTTTGATTTAAGTGTATTTGTTGTTAACAAATCACATGAACAAATCTTCGATCAGATTCTAAATTTCTTAGAAGAGAACTATCAAAACTTGATTAACAAATTAGATCTTAAATTTATTCCACAGAATTTTTTCTTCGATGGGGAATATAATAAATTACCGTATGTATATAATATGATAGATATGAATAGAAAAGAGATACCAATTGACTCCAATCTTTCAAAGTTCGGCAAAATTTTTAATTTCGAATTAAATCCAGATTTGATGTCAATCGCCTCTACATTTTTATGAATATAAATTATAAATACGCAATTGGCATCCACGTGATGTTTTATGAAATTGAAATGTTCAGTGATTATATCAGTGGATTGTTAAATCTTTTGTCCACGGTTGACAACAAAGAAAACGTATATTTGGATTTTGTATTCAACACATCACAATTCTTTGAAAAAGTAGATACATCAAAAACATCCAAAGATGATTTAACTGATAGGTTTGAGAACGAACTGTTTAGACTGAAAGAATTGCCAAATGTCCATTATAAAATAGTAAATGACGATGATAAGTTTTATACCCAAACAAATTATAGAAGAGAATTCAACACAAAATATTGCGAAAAAGTTGATTATGTAATTTGGGGTGAAACGGATAGTTTGTTTCCCAAAGAAGCTATTATATCATTAGAACAATTAACGCCGGTAGTAAGAAATCAAGGGATATATAGATTTATAGCATGTTTTGCTGATAGAAAAATGTGGGATAATAGTTGGGATGTTACGGTTCATCCTAAATTTATAAACCACATTTATAACGATAAAGATGTTGATAATATCAATCAAGCTAAGTCGTGTATGTCCATTGATCAAATGAACACGATTAACTCTGAAATACAAGAAATTAACATTCAAACCATCAACTATCCAAAATTAGACGGATCGTGTTTGGTATTAACATCGGATTTGATTAAAAGTGGAGTAAATATACCACCTTGTTTTATACACAATGATGATGAAAGTCTATCTTTAATGGCCCAAAAGATATTAGGTGATAAGTATATACAAATAATATTTAAGAATGTTTTAAAAGTACATGCTCGTAGACATCCTAATAAACGCATGTATATTGATAATGAAAATAACCCAAGAGGATTCTGTGGAAAAGAAAAAGGAGACTGGTGGCAAGTATTCAAACAAATGTCTCAACACAATCTAACCACTCTTTTTAATAATAGCGGAAGATTTTATACTTACGAAGATTTTAAGAAAAACCTATGAATATTTGTTTTATCAGTCAAAATGGTCATATTGGCAAGATACCTCGTAACTTCCTAAACTGTCGTACCGAATTTGCTTGGCAAATTTCATTAAACGCAGATCATTTATCTTTTGATTATATCTGTAAAAATAAAGTACCTACATATGATCTAGCTATTATAATCCTACCAAAGAAATTAGAGATAATTAATACAAACCAGATATTAAATATTTCTAAATCTATTGGTAAAAAATTAGCAGTAATGCAAGAAGGACCAGCTTGGTATTATCAAGACTATAAATACGCAGATCAAGTTAATTATTTTAACTTTTTAAGTGAGATGGATTTCTTGTTGGTTCACAATAAGAGTGATATTCCCTACTTCAAAGGTATATTTAAGAAACCCACATTTAATCTACAATCTTTAATGATTGAAGATACTATTAAAGATGTACGCCGTCAAAACAACCAAATGCCTATCATAGGCGGTAATTTCTGTAGCTGGTATGGTGGTATAGACAGTTACTTTGTAGCGCAAAACTTTAATAAACCCATCTTTATTCCTAGTATGGGTCGCAAGATAGAAAACGAAGATCAATTTCCTAGCTTGCATCACTTGCCATATATGATATGGAATGAATGGATACAAGCACTTGCCAATTTTAATGTGGGTATACACTTGATGCGTACACATGCGGCTGGTACATTCGCTCTCAATTGTGCTTATTTGGGTATACCATGTATTGGATATAAAGGACTAGATACACAACAGACATTGCATCCACAATTGTCAGTCGAAATTGGAGATGTGGAATTGGCAAATAGTCTCTCAGTTAGGATACGAGACGACAATGAATTTTATAATTATTGTTCACAAACGGCAAAGGATAATTATAAGATATTCTACGCAGAGAATGTCTGGTTGCAAAATTGGAATATAATTTATGAACAAATTTAAAATAGGAATCGTTGGAAATGGTTTTGTCGGAGGAGCAATTTCAAGAGGATTGAATCATTATCATGACGTAATGATATATGATGTAAATCCAGCAAAAAGTACACATACATTTAATGAAGTTATAAAACAAGATGTAGTTTTTGTGTGTTTACCCACACCTATGTTTAAAGATAGTCTTGACTGCGATCTTTCTTATATAACCGACTTTTTCAATACAGTCATTACCGAAACATACAATCCAAGTACCATCTTTGTTATAAAATCTACTGTTCCTATTGGAACCACAGAAAGTCTGTGTAAGAAATTCAATCCACTAAAAATTATACATTCTCCCGAATTTCTAACTGCTCGTACAGCAAGTATCGATTTTATCACCCCAAGTAGAAATATCGTTGGTGGCACTGTTGATAACGGAGTATCGGTTGTACAGAACATATACGAAGAACGATTCCCAGGAGTAAAATGTCACGTAATGACTAGCAACGAATCTGAATTTGTAAAGTACTTTGCAAATTGTTTCTTTGCAACAAAAGTTTCTTTCTTCAACGAAATGTATCTCTTAATAAATAAAATGGGATTAAATTGGGATTCTATCCTAGGCGGAGTTATGTCTGATGGTAGAATTGGTATTAGTCACTATCAAGTGCCTGGTCACGACGGTGATTTTGGATTTGGCGGTACTTGTTTTCCTAAAGATATCAATGCATTCATCAAAACATTTGAAAACAACGATATAGAGCCAGTTGTTTTAAAATCAGCTTGGGATAGAAATTTATCAATAAGAAAAAACAAAGATTGGGAAAAGTCTAAATCAGCTGTTTCTGATAAAAAATAATATGAATGTAGTATTCGTTCCAAATATAGATTTAAAAAATGGACGAAGTAATCCGTACCATTATAGTATCAAAAGTTGGAAACATTGGTGTGATAAAAATAATGCTAAGTTAATCGAATGGAACGATCCTATTATGGATCCATCTGTATTCAAGATTACATTACAAAGATGGTGGGTTCTAGATATATTAGAACATAATAACATAGATTATGATCAAGTGTTAATGATTGACGCTGATACGATTGTGCATCCAAATTGCCCAAACTTCTTTAACGAAACCGATAATAAATTCTCAGCCGTATTAAATAATGGTTGTTATGAATGGACAAATAGAAGTATAAGAGAGTGGAAACGTCTGTTTCCCAGCGAAGACATTGTTCCAACGTGGAAATATGTAAATGGCGGATTTGTTATTGGTAATAAGAATGTCAAACACATTTACGATACCATAAAGAGTTTTTATTTACAAAATATAGATACAATAAATACTCTTACCAAAGAAATTAAAGCTGGTACAGATCAAACCATCATAAACTATTTGATTCAACAAAATAAGTTTGAAATCAACTATCTATCAGAATGTTACAATTTACAAGATCTGTTTAGAAAAAGTCTTCTTCATATACCCAATCATAGTTGGTTTACCGACGAACTTCATTTTTTGAATAACGGATGGGTATATCATTTTAATGCTATACCACCCAATGATAGAAATTTTAGTTATTGGATGGAACGAACTTATAATTATTTGTACACGTAAAAAGTAAATATATATTATCATGAAAATTAGTTTTATCCAACCAAGCAGAAACAATCTAAAATATCTTAAATGGAGTTACGAAGCTATTCGTAAAAACCTAAGTCATAAAGAACATGAAATCTGTGTTGCAGACGACTTTAGTAATGACGGTACACTTGAATGGTGTAAAGAAACAGCTCAAAAAGATCCACACTTCAAATTCATCCGCAACGACGGCCCAACCCGATTGGGCCACACAATTCTATATGATCGTCTTGTAAACGAAGTTGCAACCAACGATGTGGTAATGATCTACCACGCTGATATGTACGCATGTCCTAACTTCGATAAATATGTAGAGAAGTATATTCAACCAGGCACAATCGTCAGTCTAACTCGCATTGAACCACCTCTACATCCTCCAGGTCCAGAGAAAATCGTACAAGCATTTGGCACAGAGCCAGAAGAGTTTAATGAAGCTGGATTATTGAAATGGTTCAATGATACCCGTTTGACCAGAAAAGATAAAACCACAGAAGGAATCTTTGCGCCTTGGGCTCTTTACAAGAGTGATTTCCAATCAATTGGTGGTCACGATGATCTTTATGCTCCTCAAAGCAAAGAAGACAGTGATATCTTTAACCGATTCCTATTAAAAGGATATAAGTTTGTACAAACATGGGAAGGATGTGTATATCATATGACCTGTAGAGGAAGTAGATATAATCCCACTTTAACTACCGTAGGCAAAGAAAGCAATGAATGGTTGGAACAAAACAATCGTAGTGCGAGAAACTTCATTCGTAAATGGGGACATTTTGTTAAACACAATGATACAATGAAACCTATTGTTCCAAACAGATATAATGTTGGATTTGTAGTACGCAATTGCGATGAATATAAATTGATGTTATTGGAACCATGGTGCGATTCTATCTATACCGATGTATCATATGACCGTTATATATCAGTTGAACAAAAAAATACAAAGTTTGATCTAACCAAGAAACTAAAAAGATACGAAGATCAAAAAACAAATGACATTATCGTCGAATTTGATGCTGTAAAATTAAATAATCAAAGTTTTGAGTTCTTTAATATGTTACAATTAATGTTAGAAGACAGTGGCATTGTAGGAGAATTAGAGTTTGACATATTTAAACTTAAAATTAATAAGTTAAACAATTACAATACTAATTTAGTAAATATTAACGATAACTGGTACAAAAATAAACTAATATGAACTTAACCGATCTTAATATATCTGTTGTATTTTACATCACTTTCATGATGGTAGTTTGGTTTGAAAGTGATATTGTTAATACAATTGCCAAATTATTCAATCTAAGATCCATACTTAAGATTTATGAATTCGAAAAATATAAATTAGAAGTAGACGTTATGTGTAGTTATCCAAATTTTTTATATGAACAATATCCAGGATATCTAACCAAATTATTAAGTTGTCCTATCTGTCTATGTTTTTGGTCAACTTTAATTGGAGTAAATTTATTAACTTATATATCGAATTATAATCAATTAACATCTTTATTATTATTACCAATAAATTATATTTATTCATTAACACTTTATTTGATTATAAGAAAATTGTTATGATTATAGGAAGTTATCAATCTCTCATTCAGTTAATAGGAAATGACAATGTATCTTCAATCGATAGATTAAGAGAATGTTTAGCCGGATTAAGTAAAATTTGTAGTTGTCAAAAACAAAGAAAAACTCAGAAGCAAGAGGAATGTAACACATTATATATAAATTTTGTGTCTTCACATGCTTCTGAGTTAGCCGACTACTTTAAAACAAAAACCGCCGATAGTGAAATAACTTTCTCATACGGCGGTAGTCATATAATAAAGACAATTAAATTACGTTAATTGCTTTTAAAGCTTCGATTACTTTTTCTCTAATATACGGATGATCTTCCAACGAAGTTCCATTAAGTTTATCACTACAATCCTCCCATTCAAAAGCACAATCTGCTTTTGCTTTTACTTTTGGATTGTTTAATAGTTCGTGATCATTGGGAGCTGCATCATAGATCTTAACGATCTTATTTTTACTAAATCTTTTGCCTGTTGGTACAGGTCCTTGTTTAAATTTAGTTATATGAATTAATTTTCCACATTGTTTGTTTTGTAACCAAGTACATTCATCCTCTGGATATACATCATATCGAATGTCTGTTATAAACACTACATTTGCTTTTGAATTAGCAATTCTATTTTCTATTTTACCAGTCCAGTATTTACCTTCACTGGTCTTTCGCATTACATCTCCATAAGCAACCAACAGTGGTCTGATTATAGATTTCTCTTGGGTATCATCTGTAAATACATCAATACCTACTTTATTTTTAATTAAAGACTTTAAATCGTTTTTGAGTTCATAAGCAAGCGCAAACTTTTCCGATTTAATGTTGTGTTCTTTTAGAATCTTTTGTGCAACAGATGTAAAAAGATCTTTGCCACTACGAGCATATCCTGATATTCCAATTATAGTCATATTATGAAAACATTTTTTCTACTTCTTTTTCTGAAAAACCAAAACTTTCAATTAAAGTTACCAACTCTTTAGTTCCATTTTCATCCGTCATAAAAACGTTGTAATAATCTACTGCGTCTTTCTGACCGATTTTAAATTTATCACATATACAAGTGAGAATATTTTCATTTACATTACCAGCCGTCTTTTTAATATATTTAGAAAACTTTCTTCCTTTTGGAACAACTTCAATCAATAATTTATAAAACTGTTCATTTGGAATGTTCTGGAAGTATTTGGAAACAAATGCCATTTCTTCAATGATATCAGAATCCATACTCAACACACGTAGTAACATATATTTGTTGAAAGAGTTTCGTTCAGCATCTGACAACGTTTGATAATATCCTGGATTTTTAACTTCCCGAATATGATTTACATGATCAAACAATCCACGAACTTTATTCTCTGTTTCTTTTGTTTTCTTTTGTTTCATTACTTAATATTCTACTACGTCTGTGCAAATTTTCAATTTCTTTTAATACTTTAACTCGTTCGTTGTTCATTAATTCCAACGCTTCATAAGTTGCAATTTGAAATTCATCGAATTTCTTTAATATTTTATAAGATATAAACAGTCCTATAAACGAAAAAATGGCTGCTAGTACTACTAGCAGCCATAACATTGTGTGATTATGTGATACAGAGTCCATATAAATATATATTTTTTATATGGACTCCATCATCAAAAATCAAGCATTGCTCTTGAATCCAGCACTCAAGACATCACGTAGAGCCTTGATCTGACGACCAGTTAGATCAACACGGGTCTTACCAGCACGTAGAGTCAAACGTGAGGCCTTCTTAGCCTTGGCGACTGGAGTAGAGAGATAAATCTCAACACCGGAAGTGTTATGGCCTACGAAGTTAGTCTTGTTACGAGCATTTGTACGAGTATACATATTATTTTTTTACTTTCTTTTTTTGTTTGTTTTTTGTTTCGTTAGTTTCATCACTAACTTAAATTTATCTTACCATCTAATCACTAATCCGTCAATAACTTTTTGATCAAATTTTAAATTCTTTTTCAAATCGTTCAAGAGCATAGTCTTTAGCTTTGAACTCAAATTCATAATCTGCGCCGTCCATATCAACATATTCGGGTGGAATACTACGAACATAGTCTCCATGCGCTCGTGGATTTTTATTTGTTAGATCATTATCACTAAAGTGAAATAGAGGACGATAACTACCCCACGTAGACATAGCTAGTTTCATAGCATCTTTAGCAGATAAATTGCCTGGGTTACAACGATGATGAAGATTGTCATACGTAATAGGAATACCAGTTTTAGAATAAATCAAGTCATACAACTGTTTAACATTCCAGCTATTAGGTTTATCTTCGTTCTCCAGTACTAGTCTACCCCTCACATTTGGAGAAATGCTGTTATATACATCAATAAAACGCAATGCGATATCATTTAGATCACCTTTATAACAGTTCATATGGATATTGATAGGAGCTTCATATGTCTGTGGTAAACCCATAGCATCCATCATTTTTCCATGAGCCTCCAATTCGATGATGGATTTTTTGACAACTGCTTGATTTGCACTAGCTGGCACAACAAATTGATCTGGATGTGTGCTGCATCGAATATTGTTTTTCTTGATAACAGACGCACACAAATCAAACTCTTGTTTAATTTTTGAATAATTGTATGTAGTTTCGATTGAAAGATTTGCTTCTGGAAGAGTTTCCAAAGGCATCATACCACTACTAACACGATAGTTCCATTTGTGTAAAGCACAGTACTCCAATGTCTTACGTGTCACATATACATTGTTTAGTGTACGATCCGCTACAGTTTTTTCCGCAGTTTTACGTTCTAATGCAAGAAACCGAGTCTTCGTCATTGTTGAAGCTCGGATTTTTTGCTCTTGGAGTTTGAGTGAAATGCAACAGAGAGATTTTGTCATTCTCTGTTTATACCACACTTTTTATATTATGTCAAGACTCTTCGTTTTTGTCACGATTTTGAAATCTTATATTTTTAGGATCAAAATATTCTGTTCCTTTACTATCCCAATAATCTTTAGCTAATTTATCTTTTCTGGTACCAATTAAAAGTACATTATAATTACCAGCAATATTTGTAGTAATGGTAACTTGAGTTAATTCTTCATTTACAGATCCATACCCAATACCAAAACAGTTAGATGGGTTAACCCATATCTGAGTATCTTCATTTAAATATTTAAAATAATCAGGCAAAATAATCGTAGCTTGTAGATTTTCTTGTGTGGTAATTACAGTGTATCTATAAATGTTATCGCCTCTAGTTGGAGATTCTACGAAACTATGTCTCAATATCCATCCCATTTCTTTAGATGGATCTGGGTGTTCAATATCAAAACTACCACCGCCTTTACTTATTGTGCCGCCAATCTGTAAGTTTCCTCTCATGTAAGTGTTTCCACTTGCCGATACATAGAAATTGGTAGTTAAACCCGTATTAGCACTACCAGATCCATAATTAACCAATATAGCGGTAGATCTATGTTCTACAGTTGCGTTTGGAGTCCATGGTCCTTCGCCACTACCACTATACATGTTTATGTGTAGTTTAGCTCTTAAATATTTATTAAACGATCCAGTTGGTTGAGTCGGTGGTTGTACTCCAATGCCAATTGCTCCATCTCTGGCAGTTGCAACTGAGGCCATATATGGCCAAAAATAAAAACCGTTTCTGATTTGAACCATACCATATACTTCAGACGCAGATGATTTAGCTACTACGGTAGATGAAGAAAATTGATATGATCCTATAGGAGCCGCAAATGTCAAACTGCCACTGACACTGTTAAATAACGACCATTGATCGATATTTGGATATATTTTATTATCATTAAAATTGGTAAATTGAATTCCAGCTTGATTAAACGAATTTATACCGGAGCCAGCTCCTCTACTACCAACTGTTATAAAGTTACGAGGCAGTGAGGAAGAAAGACTCAAATATTTAACAGATCCTAAATTATTATCAAAAAATAATCCAGTAGCACTTTTTAGTCCAGTGCCATCATAATAAGCTACTTGTCTTGTTGTGTTTTGTGCCGTTTGCGCTAAAAACGAAGCGGTTGTAGATGTACCTTTAACACTTCCAGTGAACTGTGAAGCAAATACAGCTCCTTCTTTTGTAATATAGAATATTGGATTTTTATAACGCTGAAGTTCGAAGTATTTGGTTCCAGCAGCTGATGAATCATTTCCAATTGGAATATCCATTTTAATAGCTGGTTTATTATCAGCATCCAACGATCCCGTCAATGTATCTATATAAGTAAATCCCATAGTTAACTATATATATTAACCACGGGTATTAATTATAACAACTATCTTCCAACTTCTTTAAAATACACACTTTTAGCTTCTTCATATGACATTCCAATCATATTATTGTAAAAGTGTACATTGGTCTTTAAATTATTCTCACTCTTTAGCTTTTTGTAACGTTCTATAGCTTTTGGTTTCCACCATTCACAAACAGCTTGAGTATCACGTTTATACAAATCTTTCATGATCAATTTGTCATCATTGATCTTATTCTGTAAATAATCTTTGGTATTTTCATAAAAACAACTATAATATACCCCACGTTCATATCCATGTTGATAGTTACTTTGTTTAATACCACATTTACTAAAAATCATACTCAGTACACGTGATTTAGCTCCCGTTACAGGACCAGATACACCTTCACGTTGCGTCATTGCTGCATCATACTTTTCAGAACAATTATCTTTTACCCATTCATGCCAAACTTTATAAATGTCTTCATCTGGTTTAATAGCAATCTTACCAGCACTACTTCCACACTTGTGCCACCATTTTAAACTGTTATACATACTATAACTACCATACAAACTTGTAGTTGTCATACCCACGAGAGTTTGGCTATATAACTTTTTCCATAATTCTCGCACAGTATTAGTAGTAATCATAGCAGCTACCAATTTACCACCCAAGAAATTATAACCAATAGGTTGAGTACTCATAATACAACTACCAATAGCACTATGAGCTAGTTTCTTATCTTTAATCTTATTATCCGATGTCCAACCCAGATACGTATCACGATCACTAATGGCAATTACATCACTGGATACACTAATTGCACCAATATAACGAGGATTATCTTTATTACCATCCGTCACAAGAAACTTTAAAAATCTACCCGGCGTTTGGTCAAATGACATTGTGTGACCAAAAATACGAATTAATGTCCAGTCTTCATTGTCTCTTTTAGAGTCAACATGAATCAACGTTGGATTACAATTTTCTATTTCTTTAATCGTCAATTGTTCATCATTAAAATCAGTGGGAGTCCAAATCTTGGCTTTTACTTCATTTAACTTACCTGATGATCCTTTAAACGACTGAACTTCTTGCCATTTCTTATAAAAAGTCTGTTCTTCTACAGACATGGCTTTCAGAAAATTGAGATTGTCAACTAATTTCTTTTTGTTTGTCTCAAAGTCAAAAGCCTCAATTCCAAAATATTCTTGTAATGCATCCATATTTATAATTAGTATACCATGGCATTTAAAAAACTCAATCTAAAAGATAAAACGTTTTACATATTTGAAATATCATCCACTAAATTTTTAATTTTAGATAGTGAAATGGATGAACCACTTTATCATGGCAGTTGGAATATGACCTCAGCATACATACGCACAATAAAAGAAAAAGCTCCAAAAGCTATCATCAATTATTATACAAAAGAAAAAAGCGGATTGCTTAAATACAATCCGCTTTGGTCATACGTTCCTTAATTATTAAGCACCCACTACATTGTTCTGTACATTGATGTTTGTCTCAGCTGACTTCCTATCAAAGATATCAACCATAGCTGGTGTATTAGTAATTTTAATAACATTAACAGAAGAAGCGTTTTTCAGAATTACTTGACGGCTCTTAGCTTCTGCAATATGTTCAGCTGTAGGAGTACCATATACAAATACTAATGTAGGCCTACCCTTACCATTATGAAGTACTCCAATGTCAGTGATTTCTCCACTCTCCATTGCTTTCTTCATACGAACTCGTAGTGTAATCTCTACGAACTCTGGATTCTGAGCATTCAACTCTTTAATAGTAAAGATATTTGAAGGCCATGTTACTGTTAGGTTTGTCTTATTCTTTCGGTCTGTCTTTTTCATATTTTATCCTTTCTTGTTTGTTTGTTATGTGATAAATTCTAACGTTCTTATATTATAACACGTTTATATTATATGTCAATAGCATCCATCATCTTTGAATTAATGGTACTAACAATCTGATTTAGGTTTTCTATATTGATGAAATTAGCATCTTTGCCATACATAATTTTAAAATTATCGCGATATGCATCACAATCATATTCAGATACGAAGTATGAAATGACATTATAACCACTTTCACGAATTTTGTTTACCTGTTTACGTGTATGATTACAACCATCCGTGCCTTGATAATGAAAATGAACACCGCCTGGAGCAGTATAAATAAATGCTGGTTCACCGTCGCTAATATTAACAAAGTAACTATTTGTATTGGTACTAGCTTTAGGCAAATATCGCATTAGTGCCTCAAAACACAATCCTTCAGGAGTTGTATTAGTTGGTGCTAGATAAGCAAATAGATTTTTAATCTTAGAAAACTTATCTACACGCGAATCATAAGCAATTGCAATATACGGATTGTGACCACTTGACGTTCTAAAACTAATAGTAACCTCAACGTTATCAATCATAGATGTAGCTTTTGCTAGAGCAACACACAGTTTAATTGTACGATTCCACTTTTTACCCCGCATACTTGCGCTAGCATCCACACTAATATGGAAGTTAACTTTCTTATACTTTGTAGTAAAAGTATTATAAAAGATGTTGGTATCAGTATCAAATCCAAGTTCGTGCATTAAACGCTTGTCAATCTTACCCAAATTACGACGGGTAAACTTATCAACATTAATTTCATTACGAATTTGTAGACGGCGACCTAGCTTAGTACCCAATACAATACCAGCGTCAACATTCTTTTGATAATCAGAATAAGCTTGTTGATTGTTTTTGCCAATCGTCATTGGAAATTCCTCAGACAAAAGCAATTCTTTGGTCATGTTCTTAACAAAGATACACTCAACATTTCCAATCATTCCTTTTGACTTAAGCTCTTCTTGAGCTACAGGCACAAGATCAATCTGACTCTTTTCAAGAATATCAAGCAAATCTTTTTCACGCTTAGTCACTTTCTTCTTCTTGAGTTTACCAGCAAGAAAATCTTTTTGCTTTTCAAAAGACTTAACAATCTTGGTCTTCTTAGACTTGCTGAGATTATCATCTTTACCAATATCAGCAGTAACATCTTTATTATCAGGTGTTACAGTTGATTCAGTGCCTCCAAGAATATCTGCAACATCAGCATTTGTATTAGATTGATCTGAATTATCAGAAGGCGCACCAATACCAGAATCAGCTGATAAACCCTCACCTTTTTCAGACGATTTATCTTCGTTTTTATGTTCGTTAATATTCTTAAACACAATCTCAGCAATATTGTAAGCGACATTCAACCTATCTTTTGGAGTGGTCAAACGCTTGATATTTGATAGATCAAGTTCTCTAGCAATATCATACAATCCAGGCAACGCTTTCAAAGAAGTATCTGGGTTTGTAAGATTAATAATACGAAACATGTATGACTCAATGCTTAGTGTACGATACAGATCGCTAGTCAAAGCATCTGAGATTACTTTGTTATTAAAGTATTCATCATACAAAGCATCGTAGTATCCACGATAACCAGGAGCATTAGAATGTACCGTATAGTCAATATACCGATCTTCTACATAATTTAGAATAGTCTGACAAATCTTACCCACTTCATCTTTTGAAATGTTTAGTTTTTCACTATATCCATAAATTTCCCGTGGGACATTCATCCATACAGTCTTAAACATTTCAAAATCAGAATATTTGATGTGACTGCCTTCATGTAAGGCTAGTCCGACAGCCACATCAAAATTATCTTTCTTGGTAATATCGCTACTGATATAGACCACCTTACCATCAGTACAATTCACCGAACTATCATTGAATACTACAGGTACATTCTGATTGGTCAGAATACTAACATAGTTAGCAACAGCGCGACGAGCCGATGACAAACGAATCAATCGGGCTGTATTGTCAGAAAGTCGATCTTCAGCAGCAAAATCTGCATCTAGACCATTTTCTTCCTCAATAGCCGCATCAAGTTCATCTTCCCAATCCCAATCATAATTGTTGTCCTTCAACCAGAAGTCACTGTAGTTACTCATAATAATTTGTTTTTAATAGTTTAACTTAGAAAGGAGGCTGATCACTCTTTAGTGGATCATTAAACAGCTTATCCTTTGATTCAACTTTTACATACTTTTGTACCAACTGACGAACATAGGTTCGTTCACTGTCAACGCCACCATCATCGCTGAAGTTAGGATAGATGGTAGTCTCTGCGATTTCAAGTAAATTAAATCCGTCAACAATTAGTTCAGCAATTTCAACTGTACTACGTGTTGGAATAAAATTAGTAAGCTTGCTATCATCCTGCTTTACTTGCTTACGGGTATGATCGGCAATTTCACAAATAGCCTTTAGAGTTTCAAGCTGACCATCTGAATTCAGATTGAATCGATTCTTAAGAAGATTGTACTCACTATCTTTGTCAAGTGGGGTAACCTCAATCTTAACTGGAAACCGTGACAATAAAGCACGATCCATTACACGGGTAGCGGTATATTCGTTACCAACGTTAGCAGTAGCAATAAATGTAACACCATCAGCTACCTTTACAACTTCACTGTCTTCCTTTTCATCCAAACGAAGATAACGTTGTAGATCATCAAGAACCGTCATTAGAATATTAACACCATCGTGATGACTACGAGAAATTTCGTCAAGAAGAATAATTGCGTTGGGAGTACGAATAGCTTTAATAAAAGATGACTCCTTGAATAGAGTACCAGTCTTTTTATCAAAATGCGTATTACCAATCAAAGCACTACGAGCATCTTGAGTAGCACCCAAATTAAAATAGAAGAAGTTATCTTCACGACCAATAGCTTTAGCTACCGTTTGAGCAGCAAGAGTCTTGCCGCAACCAGTTGGACCAAGAAGCAGAATGTTCTTGCCACGAATAGCACTACGTACCATATACTTCCACTTCAGATCATCCATGATCAATGAACTGGGGCGTAGGTTAACACAAGTGTCCAAATATGACTTGATATTGAAGTCCTTGTCAGTAACCAGATTTAGTGAGTTTTTATTTTTCATATGTGTTTCTTACCGTAAAACCATCTTACCATGAACTTATAAGAAGTCAACCCCAAAAATAAAAAAACCACCAGTTACGGTGGTTTAGGGTTTTATTTAAATTATATTATTAATGATGGTGATGATGATAGTGATGTATCGGACGACCCCATCCACCATATACTACTACTGCTGGTTGTGGTTGATAATATACAACAGGAGCAGGTTGATAATAAACAACTGGTTGAGGTTGTACTACTACTGGTTGTGCATAAACCACAGGCTGTGGTTGTACATATACAACTTGTGTTGGGGGATTAACAATTCTTCCAACTGCCTCAATTACTACAACGCCGGTTAAAACTTTACCAACCGTTGCCCATTCTCTATCACCAGCAAATGTTTGAGAAGCTAGAGTTGCACTCAATGCTGCGATAGTAATTAATTTCTTCATATGTATCCTTTTTTTAGATATACTTTTATAGTATATCAAAATTCAGAAAATGTCAATTACTTCTTTTTGGCTTTACCGCCCTTGGTATATTTAACAACCAATTTTTGTAGAGCTTTTGGCAAAGTAGGAGGTGTGTATTTTGGATTAACACTCTTATATTCAGATGATTTAACAAATTTATCGACAACTTGCATCGGTTCAGTTGGGTTATCGATTTCTTTATTCATTGGTTCAGCTTTAATATTTTTAATTGGTTTATAGTTGTCTTTAAAGTCAACCATATGTTCCATATTTTCTTCTTTATCAGCTGATGGACCACCTTGTTTATCTTTACTGTTATCTACTGATTTAGTTAAAGCACCATCCACATAGTTCAAATCTTTGGATGATAGATAGTCTTTTACAAACTTCTTTACATCATCAAACTTCATGAAGAGTTTCTTGGTTCTATCACTATAGTCTTTAAATGCTTGTACGTCACAAATACCGTGTACAATTGGTCTAATACTAATATGATGTGGTTCACAATCACATACATTGTAGTTACCAGCATCATCTAGTTCAATTGGTTTCTTGATTTCTTTAGATAATTCATCAATTAAATCACTCCATGAAGCAGAAGCGTTGGTATACTTTTGTTCTAGTGTTTCTTTTACGAGTTTATTGACTAATTGTTTGGAAGACTTCATATTAATATACATATAAATAGTAGTGGGTAGTTAATTATTAATCTTTTTTATCATCTAATGCTTCAATATGACCTATAATAATAGAGGTGAATATAAATATAATAAAAAACGGATACTGTTTAAAGTACCCGTTACATTTTTAATTATTTAGATTGTAATTATAGTTTGAAGTCATCAAACGCTCCCTCGCTAATGGTATTATCTACACCTTTAACGTAACTGCTCAATTCAGTTTCTTGGGGGGCTACCTGTAACTTCTTACTATCGTAGTAACTATCCAACCATCCAGCCAATGGATTTGTCTTAGCTGTAGGATATAGTTTCTTGTATCCCATACTAGATAAACGATTGTTTGCCAACCATTCTACATAGTGTTTGAGACTTTCACTAGTCAAACCAACTAGATTACCTTTACTAAATAGATAATCCGCCCAATCTTTTTCTGCATTTACTGCCATTTCATAAGCAGCATAGATCTTGTCTTCGTTTTTCTTAACAATATCTTGGAATCCTTCATCTGGATTATTAATCCAGTTCTTCATAATGTTCTGGGTAATAGCTACGTGTAGATTTTCATCTCTACTGATAAACTTAATAATCTTACTATTACCCTCCATCTTTCCACGATATCCAAAGTAGAAACTACAAGCAAATGATACATAGAAAATCAACCCCTCGGTAATTTGAGTTGCTAGTACCGCGTCAAATAACTGCTGTTTAACGTCATTTGATGGCGCCAATAGTTCGTCATACTTCTTACTAATAGCTTTAGCACGTTTCACAATTTCTTCGTCTTCTAAGACACTATCAAAAAACTTGGTAGCATCTGGATAAACATTGTTTAGAATGTATGTATAACTGTTACTGTGAATAGTTTCAAAAAAACTCCAAGAGTTCATACAAATTTCCAATTCACTATTGGTAACGTGTTTCATTAGTTCGTGAATACTACGACTCAACATACTATCAGTCATAGTTTGAAACTTGAGATTACTATCAAAAACAAATCGTTCTTCTGGTGAAAGATTCTTGTAGTCACTAATGTCTTTCACCAATGATACTTCTTGGGGTCTCCAAAAGAAGTTTAGTTGCTGATCATACAACTCGTAAAACTTAGGATACTTGATCTGATCATATCGTTGTAGCGATAAATCTTCTCCCAAGAACATTGGATTACGTAACTGATCTATGTTTTTCTTATTTAATACTGTCTTCATATATCCTCCTATTATAGAGCACAAGCGCCACTGGCACAACCAGATTCTTCTTGTACTTTTGGTTTCGCCTCAACAGACTTTGTTTCCATAGCGGTCTGTTTGTCGCCGTCATCAGTATTAGCATAATATAGATTCTTCAATCCATACTTGTATGCCAACAAGATGTCTTTAATAACAACTTCAACTGGCACTTTATTCTTCTCATAACGTGACGGAATATAGTACGTGTTTGTACTGATACTCATGTCTGTAAACTTTTGAATAGCAGCTGCTACTTTCAAGTAGCCTTCATTACTTGGCATATCGAAAGCAAAAGTATAATTTTCTTTGTACTTATCAATATTAGGAACTACCACAGGCAAAATGTTACTCTTGCTTCCCTTGAAACTAATAGCACTACGTGGTGGTTCAATACCATTGGTACTGCTCTGAATTACACTACTAGATTCTACAGGCATACAAGCTGTAAGTGTACTGTGTCTCATACCATACTTCTTAATTTCTTCACGAAGTGTTTCCCAATCACAATGTAGTGACTCTGTAATAAACTCATCTACATCTTTCTTATAAGTATCAATTGGCAATACTCCCTGACTAAACTTGGTACGATCAAACTTCTCACACTTACCCACTTCTTTAGCCATTTCAACACTAGCTTTGATTAGATAGTAACTAGTCTTTTCCATCCACTTGGCAACAAAGTTAGGAGCATCTTTATCCCAATACTTCAAACCTTCTTTAGCCAATAGAGCGGCCAAATTACTTACACCTACACCAAGACTACGACGTTTAGTAGCAAAATTCTTTGCTGCTGGTACGAAATATTCTTGATGATCAATCAAAGCATCCAACATTCTGACAATAATGTCAGAAACACTTTCCATTTCATCATCATCTTTGATCTCCAACCAATTTAGTGCTGCCAAGACACAAACACCAATTTCACCATCTGGATCATTTACATCATAAATTGGAATCAATGGATGATTAACTTCAAGACATAGATTGCTTGTATCTACTTGATCCAACCAACTACCATGTTCATTAGCATGATCTACGAACATTGTATAAATACGTCCTGTTTCAAGACGTTCTTTAGCCAATAGACCCATCAATTCACGAGCAGGTACTTTCTTCTTGAACTTAATGTTCTTGTTAGCTTCTGCTTTTTCGTACTTCTCCTTGAACCCTTCCATACCAAAAGTATTCCATAGTGATGGACATTCGTGATAACTAAATAACGTTACGTCTTGATTCTTCAAGAAACGTTCAAAGATTAGCTTATCCAAACCAACACAATAATCTAACTTACGAACTCGGTTATCGTCGGTACCCTGATTGTTCTTCAATACGAGAATATCTAGAATATCATAATGGAACCAAGCAAAGTTAACAGTTGCGCTGCCGCCACGAATACCGTTTTGATGGCAACTCTTTACAGTAGACTCAAATGCTTTAGCAAATGGAATTGGACCTGTATGTACAACTTCACCGTTACGAATTGGAGCATTTGTAGCACGAAGTCTGGATAGATTCAATCCAATACCATAACGACTAGCGGTAGCAAATCCCACTGCACTGTTGTTACTGAAAATACTACGAAGATCATCGTCTACAGTGAATAGTGAACAACTAGCATAACTCTTCATCGGAGTTCTTACACCCGCCATAATAGGGGTTGGCAGATTAATCTTATGCTTACTAAAGTAGTTGTAAGCCTTCTTAATATAATCAAGTCGATTTTCTTTATAACCCTTAAAGAATGTCATTGCGATAAGCATATAAGCAAACTGTGGGGTTTCATAAATCTGTTTGGTTACACGGTTTTGGACCATGTACTTATCACACAACTGTTTGATACCAGCATATGTGAAATTAAAATCACGATCATGGCGTAGAAATTCGTCTAGTTTATCAAACTCTTGTTTAGAGTACCAGTTTAGAATTTCATCATCATATACCAAAGCATCAATATTAGCTTTTACGATATCATATAGTTTAGGAGGATTCTTGCCTCCCCAAACATTCTTACGTAGTTGATAGTTCAACAAACGTGAAGCTACATATTGATAATTGGGTTTATCTTCAGTAATTAGATTTGCAGAAGCCTCAATCAACATTGCGTGGATATCTTTGGATGTCATACCATCGAAAAACGATAGATGAGCATTCATTGCAACTTCTTCAAAACTAACACCTTTTATGTCTTCAGTAGCCCATTGCAAAATCTTATTGATTTTATCTGCGTTGAATTTCTCGACATTACCATTTCGTTTCTTTATAAAAATTTCTTTATTCATATGGGTAAAAAATAACTATCTCTAGGATAGTCTATTTTGTGTTTAGATTATAACTTTTTTAATAATTTTTTTGTACGTTTTTTGTTTGTTACATACTATCAATTATTCTTCGTCATCACTATTATGGACGTTCCACTTGGACTTTAGTGCTTTTTTAACTTGATTTTCTCCGTCCATCATTTCATTTAGAATACTCATACCCTCACGGCTATTTTCTCCATAAATTTCAATGTGACCACAACCAGCATTCATCTTACTTGGGAATGTCAAACCATCTGGTCCGAAACGATTCTTAATTACGTGGAAACGTGCTGTATTTGCCTGTTTATCGTTAACTTTACGACTGAGCGACATAACGAAGTCAGCAGTCATAATCTTACGATAACTATCAGCGATGTTATTGGCCTGAATGATATCTTCATCCATAGCAGCACGATTGCTCTGTGAAGCACTCCAAATAGGAACTTGTAGTTCGCCAGCTACACCACGTAGTTCTTCATAGATACCGCCAGCTTCACTATAACTGTTACTATTACGTTCACTCTGAGATGGACGTAGAATATCAGCGTAGTCAACAATAATCATATCTACTTTAGTACCAAGTACCGCCAATCGTTCACAATGTGCTTTTAGACTATAAGCACTAACTGTCTTGATTGGGAAGTATTTAATCTTCAACTTACCAGGAACATCAGCAATCTTCTGCTTTACGATATCAACGTTGTTACGAATGTTTTGGAAATCAATTCCAGTGAAACAAGCATCATAACGTAGACCCACATAGTTTTCATTCAACTCAAGAGTGAAATGAACTACATTCTTACCCTGCTTCATTGCTTCAGCACCTAACTTGGACAGTACCCAACTTTTACCACTACCAGCACAAGCTGTAATAATACCTAGTTCACCGGCAGCCAAACCACCATCCATAATTGTATCAATTTCAGTCCAATTGGTTTTAACACAATTACGACTCATTACACTCATACGCTTTTCAACGTCTTCGGAATAATCATGGCCGATATTACGTTCCATACCAGCTTTCATTGCGTGATCTACTACGTTTTTAATCTTTTCGTATTGACCAAGCGCCAATAGATCGGCACTTTCAATGATAGCGTTCTTTAGCTTTTGATTCTTGCAGAATTCCAAAAACTGTTCTTTAACGAACTTCAAATCGTTATCGCTAACTTTCTGATAGACCAATTTGAGATTGTCTACGATACTTCGTTTTAGAAGTTCGTCTTGTACTTCGTCAACTTTAATCTTAAATACTGTTAATGTTGGAAGATCTTTATATTCATTGAAATATTTAATACTTTCTTTTACCACCCACTTATTTGCATCACTTTCAAAGAAGTCTACTTCAATAATATCATGAATACGTTCAATAAATGAACGATCAGATATCAAGCATGAAATACACTTGATTTGGAAGTCACGGCCGTATTTTGTTAACGAATCAATTGCTTTTTTGTTTTCCATAAGATAACTCTACTATACCACTGAATTTGAAGAAGCTCAACATCTAAATGATGTTGTTTTTTTATTCCACGAAACTATTTAATTTACCGAAACACTCATTTAACCAGATGTGATAATTGGGAATGTTATTCCACATTTTATCCTCTGTGATTAGTTTTGAGAAACTAATTTTATCAATTTTTCTAACGGGAGTATTTACTATTTCTTCTACACGTAGTTGTGTAAAAGATTGAATTTGTGTGTTATGTAACTGCATCAATTCATAATTGCGACCAAGCAATAGTTTATTACTCAATACAGTTTCATAAATTTTATATTCTCCCCGATGATTTTCAGAGTAGTTATAAATTTGCTGTAAACAAGCTTGATTTCCATCTGATAAAAACGGAAATGCTTTAACCACTCTTTTCAATCCAACACCATCCAAACCAGGAATATTATCACTAACATCACCTTCCATAATTCTATAAAAGATAAAGTTGTTACACGTAATTCCATATTCATCTACTATCTCTTTACAACCAAATACTTTTTTCTTGGTTGGACTCCAGATTTTAATCTTGTCACTTGCTAATTGAAGAAAATCTTTGTCTGTAGACATAATTGTTACATTGCTGTCTTTGAAAGTTTCTTTAGCTAAATAAGCAATTGTATCGTCTGCTTCTATTTGATCAATTGCCATAACTGTTACAGGCAATGTATCTAAATAATTTACAGTGCGAATCAATTCTTTTTTAAAGTTAACAGACTCAATCTTTGAAGAAGATAGTTCTTCATAATTACGGTTAAGACGAATGTCGGTCTTTCTACCGTTTTTGTAATCTGGATAAATCTTTCTGCGTTTCTGACTACCACCTTTGCCATCAAATACAATAATAACTCTGGTGGGAGAAAGTAACTTAATTGCATATCCAATGCTCTTTAAGAAACCAGCAATACCTCCAGTGTGTAATCCGTCCTCATTGAGTGAAGGAATGGCCATAAAACTACGAATGTAAGTATTAAGACCATCAACAAGGAGGATGTCAGAATTGGTAGTCTTTTTGAGACCGTCATTTCCAACACCCTCCTTGATATTTTCAAACAAGGAAAACAGTTTTTTCTTTTCAGATGAACTGAATCCACTCATGTTATTATTCTTCGTTACCTGCAGTTTCTTCTGTATCTATGACAGCATCCTCAATAATTTGACTATTAGGATCTTTGTACTTCATAATTACAGCATCGCAAATCTTCAAGTAAATTTCTTCACTCAATTCTTTGTCACTTTGCATTGTAGTTACGAAGTCTTTGGACTGGAACTTCCATTCATTACCATCGTTCTTCTTATAAGTGTAATAAGCACCACCTTGTTTTACCAAGTTGTTTTCTTTCAATACTTTGATCCAAGAACCATAATCTGCAATTCCAGAGTCAAAATAAATATCAAAAGCAGCTTGACGTTGTGGCGGACCCATACGATTCTTTACAACAACCGCTTTACATTCGTTTCCAATAATCTCTTCACCTTTTTTAAGTTTACCAGTATTATTCAAACGAACACGAACACTACAATGATAAGCAAGTGCTTTACCACCACTAACTACATACTTGTCACCAAATGCCATAGCATTTAGATTCTGACGTAGCTGATTGGTAAATACAGTAAGTACTTTCTGACGACCAATCATAGTAGTAATCTTACGCATTGCTTTACTGATAATAATCGACTTACCAGTAGCATAACCATCTTTACCATGATCACTTTCAAGTTCTACTTTGGTAGATGCCGCTGCTACAGAGTCAACAATAATTGTTAAAATACGATCTTTATTGCTCTTACGAACAATAGCAATCATTCGTTCCATCTGAGCGAAAATATCTTCAACGGTTTCACATTGAACATACAATAGCTTAGACAAGTCTACGCCGAGACTCTTCCAGAACTCAGGCGCAGCTGCGTTTTCAGTATCAATTACTACAGCGACACCACCTTTCTTCTGTGTATCTGCGACAACGTGTGCCGACAATAGACTCTTACCAGTACCTTCAAGTCCGTTGAATTCAACCATCTTACCAACTGGTAGACCGCCGTGTGGACGATTACTAATTGCAAGATCCAAAATAGAAGAGCCAGTACTAATCCAATCAGTAATTTCTGAAGGATTATCTTGTTCGTCTAGGAAATGTGCAATTTTACCACCGTCTTTGTTTGCTTTGTTAAGCTCATTCGCCAACATTTCGATTAACTCGTCACGTTGACCCGTTGTATCCTTTGTAACACTTTTCTTTGCCATAACGTATATAACTAGAAAGCCGGTGGGGTATAAAAACTCCACCGGCTTATTTTTATTTTTTAGGAGTTAAACAAGTCATCAAATGCTTGTTCTACACTGTCTTTACCCTTTGCTTTAGCAGCAGTTGGTGAAGATGCTGATGCGGTTGCAGCTTTAGCAGGTGCCGTGAATGGAGGTTCATCGTCATCTGAGGCTGTTGAAGCAGTTGTAGTTGGAACAGCTGCATCAGTAGCTTCAGCATCAGTATTCAACCACTTATCCATAACTTCCTTGAGTTCTTCATAGGATAGTTCTGGGAATAGATCCAAGATATTAACTTGGGTCTTTAGAGCGTCGAGCAACTGACTGTTCTTTGGATCAACAGCTACACTAACATTTGGCTTAACACGAATGCTGGTTTCTGGGAAACTAGCACCACCCTCAGCAGTCTTGAATTCAACAACGATATCACGACCATTGGTTAGATCGGTAATATCACCGAAATCAGGATCACTGATAATAGAAAGTAGTTCTTGATAAACTTGTTTTCCGAATCCCCAGAACTTAACGCCTTCATGCTCTTCACCACGAACGATTACAGGAGCAAAAGTACGCATCTTTGGTTCCATCTTACGTCCCATCTGCCAATCTTCCTTGGAACCAGTCTTCTTCAGACGATTGGAAAACTCAACAATTGGATCTGGACGACCAAAGCTATCAGGAGATAGATAAGTCTTGTTGTTGATATTATAATGGAACTTTAGTTCGATAAACGGATTATCAGGTTCATACTTGTAAGGAACGATACGAACCACTTGTTTGCCTGGCTTTGGCTTCCAAATCAAGTTGGATTTTTGATTTGTGTTTGAAAGAGAGTTCAAACGACTCTTTAGCTTGCTAATGTCTAATGCCATAATTTATTTAATTGATTAATTGTTAATTAGTTAATTATTTCAACGAATCACTCGACTCGTTACATAACCAACCTGAAATCAGTCTACACTATGTTTCGACTGAAATCAAGTCAAAAATATATATCAAACTTCAGATATAGAAAACAATTTTAATGGAACTATTTTTACACCAATTTCGTTGGTTAATATAATACTGTTTTTATATAATTCCCAATTTAATTGAAAGTTCTTATCAAACACACCATTGTTTTCGTCAGCAATCAACTTATTCATTGCATTGAGCGTATATAGTGTATTTGTTTGTTTCTTACGATGAATACTAATAGTACCCTTATAACGATTATTGCGATCAATTTTCTCAACATTAAATGTCAAATACAATTCCCGCAGATTATTTTCATTAGCAAATATAAAGATCTTATTATCAATCAATTTATATTGTTGAGGTATTTCTTTCAACACATTTGTGTATTCTACACTATTTGAAAATGTGCAAAGTAATTGTTTTTGTATCATGGTATTTCAAATTCAAATTTACCGTCAATCTTTGGCTCCATGTCAAAATAATTGGCAAAATGTTCAAATCCTTTATCTAAAATTTGTTTTACAGCAATGGATATTTTAATTACCATTTTTTTGAAAAACTCTCTTACTTTATTATAAAATACATTCAAAGCACTCTTAGCTGAAGCAGAAAGATGTTTCACAAACTCCAAACTATTTTGAATCACGTTCTTAAATTCCGCGCCTAAATTATTAATGAATGACATTAAACTTTCTTCTATGATTTGATTTTCCAATAAAAGATAATCAGTTTCATCATATTCTTCTTTTAGAATTCCAATTCTTAATGATCCACCGCGTTCATTGCCTCTATCACGAACACCAAATTTAATTTTATTATAGTTATCATCTATAAATTCGTCTACTGTGTAAATCAAGCAATCACCTTGACAATCCCAAGTCATAATATGATCGGCTACACATTTTTCACCAGCGCCAAATCTTTTTTCTCCAGTTGAAAATTCTCTCAACAATGCTTTTTTATATTTGTCCTCGGTGAAAATTTTATTTAATTCCGACAACATTTGATGCATTTCTTTTTCTTCTATTTTGATATCATTGACTGCATCTGGACTTTTAATCAAGCCAATCAAATTATTTACAGCATCTTTAGTTTTCTTTGAATCTGTACTGGTCGATAATGTAGTTAGATTCTTATTAATAATATCGGCGTGTTCATAATAAAAAGACTTTTCCATTAAATGTGCTAACGTCTCAGTTATATTGGCTACTATTTTGTTTTTGATCTCTGGAAAGTCTTTCAATACTGCGGACATTACTGTAGTAAGTTCCTTATGTTGGGACGAAGCGATTTGTGCTCCACCAGCTTTTTTCGCACTACATTTTATGTTGCCATTGATGATTAAATCGGTTTTAGATATCTTTGATATACCAGCAAACTCCTCGGATAAATTACATCCCGATGTACCCAAAATTTCAACGGATTTAACCGGAACACTAATTTCTTTATATTTTCCGATTTTCAACTTGTCTGCAATTTTTTTAGCAACTGCATTTTTTGATCCGCCGGATTTATTAAATTCCTCACCGATATAGTTTTCCATTTGTCTGGCGGGACAAGATTTATCCAAATCACTATTAGCTTTAGATACAAACTTATTTGTATATTTTTTATACAACATAGACAATACCGCAAGAGTTTGTACATCGTTCTTGTTATATTGTACCAATCGCTCATCTGACAAACTTCTTATTTTAACGTAAGTGGAAGCTGGTACTAAGTTAACATTGTTTGTGGATAGATATTTGTCGAAGTCATTAAATGTAAACTGTATATCTCTTCCTCTTGGAAATTTAAATGCATCAAAATTAGTTGTTTCAAAAACTTTTTGAAAATAAAGTTCCGGTGGTATGGTTTTACCAGCATCATCCATACCAGCTATTGGCTCGTAAAACAAATTATCTTTTGCTATTTTAAAATATTCTTTGCTATACTTTACGCCAGAAGATCCTTTTACAGATGGTTTAATAACAGGCTTCTTTGAAGCTTCATCATATACTTGTTCTCCGATCAAGTTTCCATTTGTATCAAACCACTCTAGCCCTTTTTTATAGAAACCAAACTTCTTAGCTTCATCTACGCTATAATTTACAAGTGGAGTCTGTCCTATTAACACACTTTGTATAGCAACCGCATCTTGTTGTTTTTCTTTGGGAGTTCTTTCGTCTTTATCAGTATCAACGATCTTGCGGTCTAGTGCTTGATCGATTGGAACTTGTACATCTTTTTCGTCTTCTTTTGATGCGACTTTATCCGATTGAACATCGGCTGGGGGTTCTGTAAAAATATTTGCTTGTGATTTTTTAGGATTCTCAGCAAAATGAGTTCCTTTATTTACAGCACGATCACGATATTCTTTGCTTGGAAAAGTGACAAGTATTCCGTCTTTGTTATATGCTTGTCTTTCTGGAAATCTACCGGCTTCAAATAGTACAGCAGTCTTATCTACAATTGTGTTAATGTCATTGCCATACTTCTCAAGATACTCTTGCAAAATAAAAACATGGTCTGTATTGGTCATATCAAAAGTACCATTCTTGATACGACTATCACAACAAATATCGTTAATTAGGGATTTAAAGTTCATCTCTTATAAATATACATATAAATATATTTATAAGTTGACTAATTTCAAATCATTGTAATTATTTCCCACATAAGTCTTGACTTTAAAACGTTTATTCTTAAATATATCAATCAAATCCAATACGTTTTGACTATCTTCGTCATTATGAACGTCAAATACGATTGAATCATATACATACAATATAGGAACAATTTTCTTGTTACTGATAAACTTTACACATTTTCCCAAACTATCAATTCCATGTTCAGTTTCAGCTGCTTGAATAATATAAGCAAATAACTTGTTCTTATTTGGATCCGCAATATGCTTATTTGTAATTTTTCGTTTATAAATAGGAGTGGTTACATATCCTTTCTTTTGGAATGTTTCCCAGTACTTATTCTTCAAAGATTCTACTTTAGCAAAATATGGTATATTACAATACTGAGATGATATTTGGCCATACAAGTTAACCATCGTTAATTTCTTGGATTTAGCAATAATTTCAGATGTAACTTCTTCTACCCCAAAATATTGTTTACCTAAATGTTCATAAATGGTTTCTTCCTCGGGTACTTTATAATCAATTAGGTTAGCTACGATGTATGGATGGAAACCTGTAAAATCAATCATCATCAAATGACCATCATTGCCATACCTAGACACAAAACTGTTTCTGGACCCATCATCTTTCTTTAGAGCTACATAATTGATGCTATCATATGAATTACTCGGTCTTCCAGTAGGATTGTATATGTTGTAATTTGTATATATAAACCCATCATATGTACGAGCTTTAAAATGTTGTTTGAATACATCCACATTAACTTTTAATCCATTCTTTTCAACTTCAAACAATGTATCTGTAATAATATCATTGAAAAACTTGAAACAATATGTATCTGTTTCTTGTTCGTGTAACTCTTTAATTGTTTCTACTTCATCATCAAAACATTCTTGATGATTAACATATGGAACTATTAAATTGAAACTGTTTATGTTATGATAGTTTCTACCAAGAAAGTCTTTTGTAAAAGATGAACATTCTTTAAGAGTTTCATTGTTGTTGATAAACCCGAATAAATTTACATCAACCAACTTACAATTCAACCAATATTTATAAGTCTTTTTATTGTTTACATAAACGATATACTTACCTGATTCAAGTTCTTCTTTGAATTTATCAAAAGTACAATCAACCATTACATCGCCATGGGAAAAATTGTAATAGTATTTGTCTTCAGATTCAAAGTCATAAACAAACGCAGCGATAATAGAATTGTTCTTATTATGACAATTATTATCTTTAGCAATTAGTTTTACGTAAATCTTTGAGTTATACTTCACAAATTAACTTTACACCATTTTTGGCAAAAGTCAATGTCAAAAACCTCTCCAAAATTGCTTTGGATTATTTAGTATAATTGCGATGTTCGGTATATAAATCTGAACATCACGAATTCTGAGATTGTTGTAATTAACTACACCGGTTTCTTGTAATGTTTTGCCTATGTACTTATTGAATTCCGGACCAGTTATCTTCCAATCTATCTTTGTTTTAATAAAATAAGATGTATTGGCTACATTATATTCTTTGTAACTCGTTTCGATTATATCGAAGTAATTAATTCTAGCTACAAAGAATCTATCAATGTATCCCCGATCATAATCATCGTTGGTTATAGTAGGAATATAAGTCGATGGTTTTGCAAATTCAAAACCACCTAAACCTACTATATTTTTAACACTATCTGGAGTATCGTATATCATACTGTTATGTATTCTAGTTTTGACGACCCTATACATCTAACCAAAGCAGATACAGTGGTTTCCCATTTACCACCACTTATTTCATGATCCACTTCAAGTATTTGAAATATTATATTGCCAGGTACATATGGCTTTGGCAAATTACTTATTGCAAAAACCTGTAAGTTTCTAAATGAGAATATACCGTCAAATTTTATTGTGACCGTAAAGTTATCAGCAACACCGCTATATTTTGCGCCGTTGTTTTTGTAATCATCATCATTCATCATCTGAGTCAATTTACCTTTCATATCTGAAGGTAAACATAAAAACTTATGATTTTTAAGATTTATATTATCGTCTATTAAGTCTTCGAAGTCTTGTGCTTTTTGGTTAGCGTTAATTCCACCTTGAGCGGCGGCCGCTGCACGACCAATTCCGGTAGCAGAAGACGTACTGAGATTTTTCAAAGCTGATATATAATTCGATGACACCTGTTTTGTTGTGATACACAACACTCCGCTTTTTTCTTTGGATCCATAAGATTGGAGATCTGCAATTGCATTGTTATCATCTTCTATACCAGAAGATGCTCCTGGAACCAATGTATCCGCACTTACAATAGATCCACTTTGTTGTGTTGCTAATAACCCAAGTTGGTATTTGTCCATTCTATCCACAAACTTCAAAAATGGAATATTATTTAAATCGTTTAATGTAGCATTTAACTTATCTTTTGTTTGTGAAGTCGTTATTTGATCAGTTAGTTTTGTTCTTAAATTAGTAGAATTTTGTCCACCAAACATTACATTTATAGCCTGTTCATTAGTTAAACTAACGTCAAAATTTATGCTTCTAATGACATTGTTTGTTCTGCCCAATTCAAACATATACACTTCACGCAACTCATCGAAATTAGAAGTGTTTTTATCAATTATAGATAGAGTTGATTTGTCATTTTTATCTTTACCTTCAACAATATCAAATTTCCAAAAATTATCCACGGCCTCATTTAATGTGTTTAATATCGCATTAATAAACTGTTTATAATTCTTGGTGTCAGACGATTGTACAATTTCGATCAACTTAGTTTTACTTATATAAAGATTTTTCAAATATCCATAATAATACTTTTTGTATTTTACATTAATAGATTGTCCAAAGTTGTTTGTTCTAGTTAAAATCGTATCTTCTGCAAACGGAAAAGAAGCTGAATAATTTCTGTTTGAGTTTACGCTATGATAATAAAGATAATTAATTACACTATCGATGTTATCTCTATATCTACCACTCGTTTTAAATGCTTTCTTAGCTGCATTTGCGGCAAAATAAAAACTATTTTCTGGAGTTAAGTTTCTATAAAATTCCGTCAGTGTTCCCTCTTCTACCGCTTTTTTATATAATCGTTCCAATTGATCATTTTTTGGCACAGTAATGTCTTGCAATTGTCTTAGAAACGAATTGTTTGATGGATCCTGGTTATCATTTTTTAAGAATCCACTATTGGGCGAATTCTTTTTATATGGAGATCCACGATTTATCTTTGGAGAAACTGGGTTTGGTATCAAAACGTTTTTATCACAAGAGATTAAGTTTGGATGACCACTAATGATTATATCGCTGATATCTACTAAGAATTGATTTGTGTTTGAATTTGCCATGAACAAATTAACCAATTCAAACACGAAATCCAGCTGCATCCAAACTTCGGTTGATCCATCTTTAGAGTCAAAATCTGTTTTATCGTCAACAAACGAAAGTTGCGTATATGATTGATTATTAGGTTTTACGGTGCCGTAGTCTATAACATCAGATTTTCCATCTGGTTTCTTCTTAGCTCTATAAAACTCTTCTAATCTACCCGCAAAAACTCTATCTTCAGGTTTACCTCCGTAAAATAAAGTTGTGTTACTGCCAGCGAGTTTTGTAGTTACCACAGTCTGCACATTTTGTTTGCTCTTTGCTAATTGTTCTTCATTAGCCAACGCATCTTTTGTAACTTTATTCTTAGGAATCATGTTTATCTTATCGATTATATAATTCAAGAAATTAGCTTGACTGTTATTAACATTCGCAGAAATCGTTTGACTTTCACGCATTACATCATTTATTGATGGCAAATAAGTACGTATAAAAGTTCTTAGATCTAAAAACTCTACATTGTTTTGATCACTGGCTGTTGCTGGTGTAGTCGTTGCTATTTTAGCATTGTTATCAGTTCTCATTCCCGCAAACATTCCTTGTCGAGAAATAACATCTACATTGCAGTCATACACAAATCCATCATTTGTATTAAATGAATATTTTGTTATAATACCACTAACACATCCATAATTACCATTAGATTTGTTTGCTCTGTCTAACGCAGTCTGTGGTTTATTTACTAAATCCCAACACTCTTTTAAATTGTTTAAATCGATGAGTGACTTTTGATTAAAAAGATTCCATCCAAATTCTATAAATACATTTATGCCTGCTGTTAAAAAGAAAGGCGTTAAATATTCAAGTTGTGCAACTCCGTAACATTTAAACTTGAAACTTGAATAAGTCAAAAGTTCTTTACTTTGTTTTACACTCACACTAACTAATCCAGGCGGCGGTATAATCGGAGAAACTTGATTGTTCTGTGGGAAATCAATATTCCTTTTTGTTTCAAAATTAGTCTGAGTGCGGTATTTGTTGTCAATATAATGAGGAGTACCATCTGCCTCGTAACCAATTACTGCGATCTTTTGATTAAGTGGTTTGTCTTGTTCGTATCCAAATGCATTAAAAAATCCATCTCCACCTTTCAATATAAAACCATTATAGTCTTTCTGAACATAGTTTTTATCTAGATAAGCACTTCTAGGCACCATTCCATTAATTGATTTGCCAGTACTATTACTGAATACTCTAGCCCACGGAGTCATTGGACCTTTGTAGTTCTTGTAGTTTTTTTCAAAGTCAAATGTTGTGTTAATAAACGGAGTGGGAATATTCATACCAATATTATTGGTGTTGTTTCTTCTTCTCAATTCTCTAACTGCTTCTGTGGGAATATTTTGTATTTCCCACCACAAAGGCGCTGTATCTAATATTTCTCCGTTAGTTGCCATAACATTAATTTAAATTCTTCAGCTGATTTAGTATAGTAGAAACATTTGCGGGTATTCTTAATTGTCTATTAACGCCAACAGATAGTTGATAACCAGACAATTTATTAGCTTTTGCAATTATCCACCACAAATTTTCGTCACCATAGTACTTCTTCGCTATACTATCTAAATAGTCAGTTTCGCTAGCAGTAATGTAAAAATCATCGTATGATTCTGGAATGGGTGGATAATATGTTGTCTTATATACATTTTTACCATCCCATCTTTTTTCTATTGGTGTAAATTGATATCTCATTTTATTTTACAATATCTACATCTGTTCTAATATTCTGCGAGAATGTATTTTGTGAAGGATCGGTATATGATTTTCCACTGTAATTATCAACGACCGTTGTACCCTCATCAATCTCTGTGAGATTTAAAGTAGGCACGTAAGCATTTCCCCAAGCAGCTCTACCAGCTTTTGGTCTATCTTTTTCAAGAATTGACATTTGAATGTTGATATCAGCTGTTCTTGGTACTTGCGCAAATCTACCTTTAGAGTCACCTTTATCTCCTCTAGTACTCAAAAGATTATCAGTACTTCCCCACGTATATGCTCTATTTGTACCCCAACTCCATTGATCGTTTGGAGAACTCATATTTTCAGGAATAGTTTCCCAAGATGCATCATCTGGTATGTTTACGTTGCAACTTTTAATTACAACAAAGTGGTTTTTATAAAAATCTCCTAGTGTTAGTTGAACCATTGGTGGTATCATGAATCCGCCAGCTGTCATTTCAGTATAATTTGCTGGCTTAGTTAAGCTAACTAGATAATTGATTCTACTCCACATAGGCATCAATTCTTTAATACTATGTGCATTAACAGTAAATGTAAAGCTGACTTCTCTGGTAAATCCTTTATAGTAGTAGAGTTTATCAGGACGACCTAGATAGTCTATAGTTTCCCACTCAGCATTATTTGTGTCCTGTATTCCTTTTACAGTTGCGCTAAATGGAATATACTTCTCGTTTACAATATCGTAGAAGTAGAACTTAACGATATCTGGACCGAATTCTTTATAATCAGAATCTTTTCCGTATTGTTTATCGAATTGCTCTTGGTTCAATACATCCAAAGAATTTACATAATCAACATTATGGGTTGGTTGTATAAATCTATCTTTACCAGCTTTTCTACCAAGTCTCGTTGGAAAGTTTAATTGATTTGGATCGGTACTAAATTTATCTGTGTATTTAGTTTTTACATCTTTAAGATAATCCATACCAATGCCTTCTTCACCATATTTAGCGAATTGTAATGGTTTGGCATTCTTCTTGCTATCGTATGTAGATGCGTCGTATAATTTATTGGCAGGAGTACCAGCAATATTTTCTATTGCTTTATTCAAGTTATCTAGTATTAACTTAGTAGGGGTCTTTGTTTCATCACTAAATGTATCAGGTAAATTCTTGGAATTTTCAATTAATACTTTATAGTTTAATAATTGATCACTTTGTTCTGTAAATGTACCTGTGTTTCTATCTGCGTTAACTAGATCTGTATACTTAAGTTGGCCTGTACTTTTACCGTTAACTGTAATGGGATTACCGAAATTGTTTTTACCTGGCTTTTGAAAATCACTACTTGCTACAGCTTCTACTTCGTTATATGATGTTTTTCCTTGGAATGTAACAATACCAACAGAACTTTGTTGTGTTTGATCGCCATACGTTTTAATGTATTTATCATTTCTAAGCATCGACGATGGATTAACGCTACCATGATAAAATCTTTGATTTGCTCTTAATCCTGTGAATTTTCTATTTGTTCCTATGCCAAGTGCATTTTTTAAACCACTCAAAATACCACCACTTTTAGTTGGAGTAGCATTTGAATCATCAAACAGTTTGCCAGCGTTTAGATACAAATCATATGTTTGTTCATCTGCACGATAATTTGCTTTCCACGGTTGTTTTGGTGGAATAATACCACCTATTATGGTATTGTTTTGTAGAAAACTACCAGCTGCTCCTAATAGTTTACTAAAGAAACCGCCACCCCCGCTACTTACCAATTTGCTATATCTTGGAGAATTATATGCATTTGTAGCGGTCTGACCTCTTAACAAGTCACGTACATCTGGTCTTGCGAGAGGAGCTACTACTCTATCCGAATTATCAGCTCCACCCAATAAAGATGTAAATGTGGATAACCCCAATCCACCGCTTGCTCCACTGGCTACGCTACTTCTTGGAGGAGATGGCACAGCTGGACCGCCTCCACCAAATAAACCACCAACTGTTCTAGCTATGGAACCTAATCCACTTCCGCCTAATAATCCACCAACTATGTTGCTGGTATCAAGATGTCTTGTGGGTCTATCTACCAATCCAAAAGAAGCTAATCTAAGAGCAGCTATTACTGGAGAAGCTGGATTGTATACTTTTGTTTCGTCAAATGGTTGAAATCCTTGAAGCACTAATTGCTTTAGTATAAAACGAGTTCCAGCAGAACTACCCAAGAATTTTCTTACTCTTGTACCATCTTGTCTAGATGCTTGAAATACAGTAGTTACTTTGTTTCTTTGACCTTCTTCGATACTTTTGTATACAAACATCGAACTAGCAAGTGGTCCTTTTAGATATAGATCTTGTGGCTTGTTTTGATTATACAACACATTGGAGTTACCAGTTGTCGTAAATATTCTTTCAATTTTGCCTGGTGCTCTAATATTGATAAAATCTTGAGTTGGAGCTGGTAATTTAAGTCCGGCTCCCTGAATATTATCATATGTGGTGAGCTGGGTACCTTGATTACCGTATCCTTCAACGTATGTGTTACTATTTGCCATTAATTATAAATAGTATTAAGCTCTTGTTGTTGCTTGTCCAAATCCACCAGATTTTAACATCGATGTAGATAAAGCAGCATTAATTCTTTGACCATCAAGATTTACAGCAATACCCCCGTTGGCCATCATAGCAATTAATTGGTCCATTTTAGCTACCAGTTGTTGATTTCCAGACTGAATTGTTTGTAACAAATTATTTTCCCCGGCGGATGCATTAATAGTTTCTTTAGACTTCTTTGTGTCCCCAGCTATATCAGATAAAACTTCGCTAGGCATTTTCAATTCAGATGCGCCTGGAATATACTTTGATATAAAATTATATCCTTTTATAAATGGTCTAGTTAAAGCATCCAGTATCATTCCACTCACAGAAACGAGTCCTTTTACTATAGAGAGTCCTATTTCAGATGGAGATTTTCCACCCAGTTTATCCATTATCCAATCATATACATCGACGAATGGCTTTAATAACGTATCGTATAAAGCACCGCCTATAGCTTGTAATCCCCCTAATATTCCATCGGGAGTTTCTTCCCATCTTTTCATTAACGATGTAACAAACGAAAATAAATTTACTATAATTCCCAATGGTCCTAAAAATCTTGAAAATATTCCAATTCCTTTTAATAACGGAGACAGAAATCGAAGTGACATTTTATCGGCCAACATAATTAAAGCATTTCCTATTGGTTTTAAGAAAGCACCAAAATGTTTTAGCCCTTCTGTTATTTTAGGCAATACTAAAATCGCTAAATCTGCTAGTGGATTCAATATTGCCATAACAGGTTTAGCTAACTCACTCATTAACTTATTAAACTCATTTTGCAATCTTTCCATTCTTGCTTGATTAGCTGCTTGTATAGCTTGCTTTTCTGCTATTTCTCCTTCTTTTTTAGCCTCTTCGTCCTTGAGTTTCATCAATCGATCATATTCAGCTAATGCAGCTTTTGCTTCCTTGTTAGTACCATTTTTAACAAGTTGAATATTCTTTTCTTGTTGAAGCATCGACTGCAATTCACTTACACTCTTACCAGCAGCATCGGCGAATGCTTTTTGTTGAATTGGATTTAACTGATTGAAATTGACCTGTTTAGATATCTTTAATATTTCTTTATTAGCCCCAATTATATCTTTATTAAAAGCTAACTGACGAGCATAATTAAAGTTGACGTTTTGACCCAACAAAGCGCTAGCTTTTAACTCAGAGGAAATACTGCTTTCAAACTGTAGTAATTTTTCTGCCGATGCTGCTGCTTTATTCAAATCAATGCCCATCATTCTAGCTGCGGCGGCTGCTTTGATCATTGAAACAGCAGAATTACCAACGTATACTCTAACATCATCACTTGCGTTAGCGACATCTTCCATTATTTTTCCAAGTGGAACGCCAGACGCTTGTGCCATTTTTTGCGCAAATCCAGTCATAGCTAACTGAGATTTTGCAGATTTTCCGGCTATACCACCGAGTGTTTCTAAAAACTTAACCGATGTGTCTTCAGCTATACCAAACTGTTTTGAAAATGCAGTCGTCGTTTTTAACAAATCAGCATCACGAGCAACTAAAGATCCAAACGTATTTGATATTGATGTTATAGACTTGGCCACATCGTCAAATGTTGCACCAAGATGCATCATGTCTATAGATACATCCCTAAGAGTTGTTTCCAGTTTGTTAGCCTGGCCAGGCAAAATTCCCAAATTTGCTCGTACAGATGCAGCTGCTTTATCAAATGCTTTAAAATTTTCATAACCAATTTTAATTATATCAGCAATCAACGTGGCAGGTGTAACTCCATTTTGAAGATATTCTCCTAGTTTTCCAAGATCTTTTACAATTAATCCCGATCTACCAAGTAAAAATCCAAACGAACTCGTAACAGTTTTAAGCGCACTATTAGTATTAATCATCCCACTTTCTGTGAGACGAATATTTTCTAATATTCCTTCCGTTTGAATTAATTGTTGATTTAATGAGTCTACTACTCCGTTGTTTTTTCCCGCTTTTTTATCCAGAAAATCTAATTCTGTGTCAGACAATATCATCTTTAATTTTAAAGCGTCTATTGCTTCTTTTTTTGCTGCAGCATCTAAAGCATTGGATCTTAATAATCTACTTATCTGCGCGGTAGTTATTCTTTTTTGTAATTCAAGTTCATCTTTTTTAAACTGTAAACTAACATTGTCAAGATATCCACTTTTAGATTTAAGTTCGTTTATTTTCTCAGTCAATACTTGAGACGCTTTTTGTGCTACTAAATATTTCTCTGTTATATTTTTATTATTTTTAGCATTCTCAACTATATTTTTAAAATCATCACCTATAAGATTTGTTGTGTTACGAATTTTTATAAACTCACCACGTAAATTTTTTGACAAATCAGTCATAAGATCCAACGATTTTTTCATTGAATCTAACTCTGTGGTTGTTAAATTATCAGCCATAAATTATATAATATAAATATAAATATATTATATTTTAGAATGGTTTATCTACTCTAGACTTAGAAGGTGGTTTCGATGAAGTTTGATCGTAACTCTTGTTCTCTTGTTCTTTTAACTTAACAAGTTGACTGTAATAAAAATTACGTAAATGTACCGGTAGATTATACGCAATATTTACATTTACCGCTCCGTTGGAAAAGTAACTTAACTGAAATATTTGTTCGTGGAGATGCAATCTATACTCAAGACTCAGGCCAAAAAAACTGTACCGTCATAGGTACATCCATCCTTTCTCCATGACTGCAACTTGAACATACAAAGTTAAAAGTCATATCTAATTCAGGAGTTATTTCACGAGCGTATGCTCTCAAAGCCATACTATCTTTAGATAACAATTCGTTATCAACAAATTTATTAATAGTAGCTCTATCAGTTTTACCATCAATAGCAATTATCATTTTCTTCAATCGTGTAGTAATTTCAGTGCTACCACCTGATTTTACAAACTTTGCGGTTGCTTTTAATTCAGAATCTATATCCGTTTCGTCTTTTGAATTCAATAGTTTAAAAACAACGGTTTTCTTGGAATATGGCAACTGAAATTCAAATTGATTGTTACCTTTTTGTACTTTGTCAAAGTTGTATGGTTTTTCATTTAGATCTCCCAAATTAACCACTTGTTTAGATTCTTCATAACACTTTTGACATCTAATTTGTACAGGACCATAATTGTCGCCATAAGCCAATCGTCTCGCAGCAACAAATAAAGCATTTTTATCACATAACAACAGATTATCTACATTGACGTTAGGAGTGATAATCAAACTTTCGAGTAACTTGTCCAATACAACGCCTTTTTTAATTAAATTTTGACTGGTTAGAATGTCTTCTTCTTTAGCAGTCATCATTTTCATGTCCACGTATCCCAAACTTAGTGGGTCACTATCTGAATAAAAATAACCTTTACTTGGTAAGTCAATTCGTTCAGATGGATATGAAGTTTGTTGCGTATCTTTTGGTACAGAATTGCGTGTAATTATAATTTCGTCACTCATAACTTTATAACAATATATAGAACTTTATATAACTTTTTAGTAATTATATTTAAGTTGATTGTACTTGATGTTTTGCAGCTTGCGTCATAAGATTAGCACGTTTTACCATATCTTTAGCTTTTTTAACATCGTCGTCGGCTCTCTTTTTATCTTCATCTGATGCAGCAGTGTCTTGTTTAGCTTCAGCAGATTTTAACTTTTCATTGGCATCATCTTCTTCAGCCTGTCTTTGTTTAAACAAAGCCATATCAGCCAACTTCTTCATGCTTTTGATTTTAGCTTCATCTTCTTTTAATACGCCAACAATTAATTTCTTTAATAGCTTCTTTTGCTTTTCCGTTAAACCTGCGGTTGGAGTGGGAGTAGTCAATTTAGTGTTCATTATGTTATATACAGATTCATCGTATTTACCAAATAAATCTTTGATAAATTCTTTTCTTTGTTGAGTGGTTAAACCAGCATATTGTGCTCTTAACTGACTTGCACTTCTAGCAGGCGCACCTAGTACAGTAAAATCGGTTGTTGGTACTGTATCTATATAACCATGTGTAATTGCTGGTTGCAGCTTATCTAGTCTTTTGGGAATTGGCTGTAAATAAGCAGGAGATCCATCTTTTTTAGTGAACTTACTAAATCTAGGATCTTCAGCCATGTCTTTTTCACTAACCGCAAATATAACACTATCTCTGTTGATGTCAATTGGAATTTGATTAACTAAACTTTGTAAGTTATAGTTGTTTTTTACTTTTAAAATCTTGTTAAGAGGAACACCCGTTAGTGTCATCATTTTAACTTTTTCCTCGAAAGTGAATGGGGATTTAGGTGGTTCAACAACATCCGTCGTTGTTATATAAACGTCGTTACCCCCGTATTTGGTGCTTAGATAGTTATATACACCTTTATGACCTTTATGAAAAGGATGAAATCTGCCTGGGTAAATTACGAATATTTTCTTGCCTAGATCCATATATTAATAAATATATCAAAAGTTTAAACTGGGATGTAATTTGTTGTGACACGATTTACAAAGCGTAACTCCCGACACGTTGTTTTTAAGATGATAATCTAATATTTTATCAGTTATTCTTTTTTTT